GTGACGCGAAATTGGGAGATCAGTGGATCATCCAGGGTGCCACTCGTAGCGACGGCTACCCCTTCTTTCTCCAGAAACTCACCGGTGACAAGGTGCCAATGGTGAAAGCCGGGTGCCGGTATTTATCGCTGGAGGACGCGCAAAAGCACTAGGAAAAAACCAGGGCCGGCCAACCCTTGCTGGTCGAAACCGAAACCATCGTCCGTTGCATGGTGGCACTGGCGCGCGTGCGAAAGCTTATGGTGTAGGGGCGCGTTCGACGCGGCGAAATCGCGAAACGAGTGAAGCGACAGCGTAACGAGAGGAGCAACACAATATGAGCAACGTACACGCCTTAGTAACTCCCAACGTCATCACGGCGGCTGATCTGCTGGACGTTGCCCAGGAACTCGGCAAGCAAGCCGGCCAGGGCAAGGACACCCAGGTCAAGTTCCTGCTCAAGGTGCTCGAAGGTGCATACCATAATGCTATTGACCTTGCTGGCAATAAGCATGGCAAGGACATCGACGACGCCACCAAGCTGGTCGAAGCCTATGTGAAAGCGCAGAGCGGTGCGACGGTGTTCGATCATAAGGCGCCGAATCAGCGCAAGACCATCTCCTGTGCCCGCACCATGATCAAGTTCGGTCAGTGGACCAAGGGCGGCAATGGCGAACCCATCGCGTCGGCGAACAACCTGATGACGATGCGGCAGAAGCTGCGGCAAAATCCAACTGAGGCAAAGAAGCTCGACGATGCTGCTAACACTTTGCTCAAGCAGGCGCGCACACAGTTGAAGCGCGACACGCTGCTGACTGACGAGGAGTTGCGCCAGCTTTGCTACAAGAAACCCAAGGGTGATGCGCCAACCGCTGAAGAGCGGTTGGAATCAACACGCAAGCTGCTCGACAAGCTGATCAAGGGCGATCTTCCCGACGGTGCGCAGGATAACTCGTCCGACGTGATCGTGGCGCGGGATTCTTTGACACGGCGCTTGATTGCGATCGCCAAAGCCAAGGGTACGGCGAAGCAAGGTGGAACCACTTTAAAGTGAGAGGAGCAAAACGAAATGAATTTGAACCAAGCACGACGCGAGGCCACGAGATTGATCAATTCTGGTCAAGCCGTGATGTTCTCGTCTGGTTCGGGCATCGGCAAGAGCCAGACGGTCTACCAGATGTTCGAACAGATCAAGGCGCGCGACGCCGAGAAGAACATCACATGGGGTTTCGGCACCATCTTTGCCGCCACGCAAACCCCGCCCGATCTGATCGGGTATCAGTTCAAGGGCGAAAGAGCGTTTCCCACGGGAGAAGTGGACGCCGAAGGGCGTCCGGCCCTTCGTACCGTCACGGTAACCGATCCGAGCGTACCGCTGTGGATGATATCGACAGAAGGCAAGCCAGCATGGATGTACGATCGCTTCTTCCTGTTTATCGACGAGTACGGCCAGGGCGAGGGCGACGTGAAGCGCGGCCTTGCTGAAATATTCCTCAATGGTGGCACGTCGCCGTGGTATCTGCCGCCGGGTTCTGTAAGAGTTGCTGCAACGAACAAAGGGGTTCGTTATGGCGTGAGCAAGGACTTCGACTTCTGCATCGCCCGCCGCACGCTCTTGGAGATCGACGGTGACGTAGACGTGTGGCTGAGCTACGCCGACAAGCCTTACATCCACCAGGGCCGGCAATGGGTGACGATGCCCGTGATCAAGGCGTGGGCCGCGACCAACCCGCAAATCCTCTTTGAACAAGAGCCGAAGGATCAGGGGCCGTGGTGCAATCCGCGGCAGTTATGCGCCGTTGACCGGTACCTGCAAGTGACATTCGAGGAGCAGGGCAACCAGGACGTGGATGCGCTGGCGATTTCCAGTATCGCCGGCACCATCGGAATGCCCGCCGCGCAATCGCTGATCAACCACCTGCAATTCCGACTTGAACTGCCGAGCTATGCTGACGTGGTGTCCGACCCGGACGGGACGCCGGTGCCGACGCGTGCCGATCTGCAAATGCTGATGGCCTACGAGCTTGCGGGCTACACCAGGGCCGAAGACCTTGCCGCGTGCATCACCTACATCCAACGCCTGGAGAAGGTCGCCAAGGACATGGGTGTGACCTACATTTCTGCTCTGCTTCGCAGAGATTACAAGAACATCATCAACCAGCCGGCGATGCAGGGATGGATCAACAAGAACGCGACATTGATTTCGGTCATCCACGCGTTGAGCAGCAACTAATTCCCGCGCGGGATAGGGGGTGTGCGGATAGCCTGTGGATCAACAGGACGGCACACCCCCGCTTACCGCCGCGGTAACAGGATCAACGAATGCCGTTGCCAGATAAAATGCTGACGCCATTCGCTGGCCCTGTCGAGGACCTGCAAAGGTTGATCGACTGGAAATTGGGAAGCACGCAACACCTGCGGCGCTACAAGACGAGAAGAGGAGCAACCATGCAACGGCAATTCACCATAGAGCTTCGCGTCGACTATGCTGACAACGAGAAGAACCAGGCCATGCGGCTGGCGTGCCAGCAAGCGGCACAGCACCTCAACGCGACGGCGGTATTGCTTTCGGACGGGCAGCGTCCGCAGATCGCCGTGTTCAGCGACGACTTCTATTCCGGACGCGAGGAGATCGAACTGGTCTCCGGCACGATCCAATCTGGATTAGATTCCATCGGCGGCGACGCCAACGACTCGCCGGTCAGCAATGAACTGCTGAACGCGTTCGGTCAATGAAGGTCAGAGTCAACATCGGCGAGATACCAAGTGTAGAGCAGACGCGCTTCCGCTCGTTTGCCGAGAGATACTTACTTACGCGAGCGCCACATTGGCCCGTGGGTAAAGAAACAGAGATGGCGTGGGAAGCCACGCTGGATGCCAAGCGGTTCTATCGCATGATCGAAGCGCAGGGCAAGAACCTCAATGCGTTCATCAAGGAAGAGGAAGCTGCGCAACTGTGAGTGACTTCACTGGCGAAGCAACCGGCAGACTACTACGGCGTGAATGGCGTAGACGCATCAGTAACGCCATCGTTCGCCACCGAGAGGATGTTCGACGCCGCAATATGATCGTCGCCGCTCCGATTGGAGCACCGGAAGAACAGTGGCAAGCGTACCAAGCGTGGTGTGACGTCCGACTGGCATATCTAAAACGAGAGAGGAGTGAGCTATATGACGACACCCCCCGAACCAGAAGAAAGCTCGCCGGATACTATCGAACCATGTGGTCTGACGCCGCAGCAAAAGCAGCAGTGGGGCGACACCATGAGCCTCATGACGTGGACCTGTCCCGGGTTCCGTCATCTGTTCTACAAGCTCCTCGCCAACAACCGCGGCGAGATAGCAGCGGTGCCGAGCCGGCAAGTGCCGATCGCGGCGACTGACGCGCGCAACATCATCATCAACCCGGACACGTTTTTCAAGCTGTCCCTGAAGCAGCGGGTGTTCGCCATCGGCCACGAGATCATTCACAACGTCTTCGACGACGTGAACTTCCTGCATCGCTGCTCTAAGGCTGGAACGGTCCTGATGAGCGACGGAACGACTCGTCCGTTCATCAACAAGATGATGCAGCACGCGATGGACTACCGCATCAATGCGCTCCTGGTTGACAGCAAGATAGGTGAGCCGCTTCCCGGTATTTGTCTGGACCCTGAGATTGGCAAGGCCGACGACAGCGTGGTGGATATCTACAAGAAAATCTACGACGACGCTGAGTCAGACGGGCGTATCGTTCCCGGCAACAGCTTCGATCAGCTATTAACTCCCGGTGCCAGCACCGGGCAGACGCCCTCGCAAGCGCAGGCTTCGCGCAACCCGCAACAGTGGAAAGTTGAAACAGCGGCAGCGCAGCAACTCGAAGCCATGAAGTCGCAGGGCAAGATGGCGCACGCGTTGCAGCGCTTCTTCCAGCAAATACTGGAGCCCGTGGTTCCCTGGACCGAACATATCAAGGGCATCTTCAACCGCAAGGTGGGGTCGGGCACCTACAACTGGCGCAAGCCCGACAGGCGCTTCATCACAAGGGATTTGTACATGCCATCGCGTTCCGGCAACGGCGCGGGCTGGGTAGTGGTGTGGGGCGACACGTCGGGCTCCATCGGCCAGGACGAACTCTGCCAGTATATGGCAGAACTCACCGAGATCATGGAGTCCTGTCAACCTAAGAGGCTGACAATATGCTGGTGCGACGCCGAGATACACCGCATCGACGAATTGGAAGAACCGGCTGACATGGATGCCCTCAAGGAGAGCATCGACGGCGACAAGATCGGCGGCGGCGGCACCAACATGCATCCGGTGCTGGACTGGATCAACCAGCAAAGCGAACGCCCGGAAATCATGATCGCGTTCACGGACGGCTATGTCACGTTTCCGGACGCCGAGCCCGACTTCCTGATGATCTGGGCCAGCACCACGGACATGAAATATCCGTTTGGCGACGTGGTGCGGATCAACCCGGAGGGCGCGTGAATGACATCACCCGACATCGCACGCATGATCGCCACCGGCGATCGCGCTGACTTGAAGAAGTGGCTCATCGAGTGCTCGAACGCCGCGCTCTTGGAGCATTGGGTCAGGTTGTCCTGTTGTAAGGTGCAGGACTTTCAAGAGTTGACCTCTGCCGAGATGATTAAGCGCGAGATAATTCGTGAAGCGAAATTACCCGTGACGGTACCGCCAGCCCTAGCTCGCTCCCCGAGCTAGGGTGCTTTTTTGAAATTTCAACCCGCGAGCGTGTGCGCAGCGCAAGCGAAGCATATCGCGAGCAATCAACCAAGCGCGAGTGAAGCGCCAGCGCAACGAGAAAGGAAAAACCAAAATGAGTTGGGGTAACAGAAATCGACAGCACCGACAGCCGAAAGAACCCGCGTCACTCGGCGACGTACGCGTTGCTAACGCGTGCGCCACGATCAACAGCATGATGATCAGAGCGGCCAACCTGATGGTGCCATACTCGCCATCGCGCGAAGCAGTGCTTCCGATGCTGTTCGCCGACGACACGTTAATAAAACTTCAAGCAGTGCGCGGAATGGTCGATCCAGCATATACGTCTTGCCAGTACCCCATCGCTGCTGACGTCGACCTGCAAATCAAGTTTACCGACGCGGCAGTGCCACCCATCACACCGGAGTTCTTGTGCGTGCAGCCGGAACGAGCTAGCCCACTTCTGAATGCCGTCGAAGAGATCAGGGCGATCTATCTTCAGTACGAGAAGGTGAAACATGTGCTGCGCTGGATGAACCGCAACGCCACCGCCGGCGCCGTTCGTCACTATTGGCCGACCGTCTTGCAGCTATGTCCGAATGCTCCGGCGCTCAAGGAATTAACGAGCACGCCGACGCGGTTTGCAACACCGCGCAACATCGGCGAGATGCTGCAACTGATCCGGGATACGTCTGCAACGATGTCTGCATCCGTGATGCTTCCTGCGGATGCGACTTACCGGCCATATAAAGAACTGAAGCTGCGTTTCCGTACACGAACGGTCAGCGACGGCGTACATGCTTTCGCGACCGACGAGATGAACATTAGCCTCTAAGCGAGATCACACGCGCGTTCCGCGCGGGTGCTGGGAAGATAGAAAGCGTAGCACATTGCCCAACCGGGTCCTGATTCTTGATTTCGAGACGTACTACGACAAAGAGTACTCTCTCAAGAAAATGCCGACACCGAATTATATCTTGGACCCCCGGTTCGAGACCATCATGCTTGCCGCCAAGGTGGATGACGGCGAGCACCAGATCATAGACGGGCCTGACGTGCCCGCGTTCCTGGCACAGTTCGATCCGAAGCAAACCACCACGGTCACCTTCAATGCGCTGTTCGATAACTCGATCCTGGCGTGGCGCTACGGATTCGTCCCCCACACCATGATCGACGCGATGGGCATGGCGCGTGCGCTATGGGGGCACAAGCTGCATCGCTTCTCCCTGAAGGAAATCTCCGAGTTCCTGGGACTGCCCGCCAAGCTCGACACCCTGATGAAGGTGGAAGGGTTAAACCGTGCAGCGATTCTTCAGGCGGGGTTGTGGACGCAGTTCTGCGAATACGCTTTACGTGATAACATAAATTGCGAGGGGATTTATCTCAAAGCATATCCCGAATTTCCCTGGGCTGAGCGCCGCCTGATGGACATGGTGTTGCGCTGCTGCGTCGAGCCTAGATTTCAGTGCAATATCCCCATGTTGACGGATCACCTGGTCGACGTGAAAGCCGCCAAGGCCGCGCTAATCCAAGATGCTGGGTCAATCGACACCAAGGTGATCATGTCAACGCCGAAGTTCAAAAAGGCGTTGGAGGATTTAGGCGTCGAAGTCGAGATGAAAATCTCGCCGACCACCGGCAAGGAAACACCCGCGTTCGCCAAGACCGACGAGTTCATGAATAACCTGCTGGAGCATAGCGACCCTATGGTCGCGTCGCTCGCAGCGGCAAGAGTGGGCCTCAAGAGCACGCTTGAGGAGACGCGCACTGAAAAACTCCTAAGCATCGCGTCATTGCCATGGGTAAGCAGCGATGACGCACCCCTGATGCCGATCCCGCTCCGGTACGGCGCCGCCCACACTCACCGGCTGGGTGGCGACTGGGGCATGAACATGCAGAACATGCCGACCGTGCGCGGCAGCAAGGGGAAATCCAAACTGCGACTCTCGCTGGTAGCGCCGCCTGGCTACAACGTGCTGACGATCGATTTGGGTCAGATCGAAGCGCGCATGGTGGCATGGCTGTGCGGCTGCAAAACACTCCTGGAAGAGTTCGCCAAGTACGACGCCGGCGACAAGAGTTTCGATCCGTATAACCGCCTGGCATCTGCGATCTTCGGGAGACCTGTTGATCGAAAATTGACTGGCACACCGGACGAGATCATGGGTTTCATTGGTAAGGGCGGCATTCTCGGGCTTGGCTACGTCTGCGGAAAAGACAAGTTCGACACCATGGTGACGCGCGGCGCGCGGGCGCAGGGCGTGGACATCAGCGTGGTTTACACCCGCGCTATCGGTGACAAAGCCGTCGACGTGTACCGTCGCCGCTATCACGAAATCCCGGCGGGCTGGAACAAGCTCAACCATATCGTTGCGACGTACTGGCTGAGTGGATCGGCATCGACGACGTTCGGGCCGGTCACGATTTCAAACGGCAGGGTTTTGCTGCCAAGCGGATTGTCGCTGAATTACGCCGACCCGCAGAGCTTTACGTCCGACACAGGTCGGACGGAATATCGTTACCGCTACGGTAAGATGTGGCACCGGATGTACGGCGGAAAATTGCTTGAAAATATCTCGCAAGCGCTCGCTCGCATCATAGTGATGAACGCGGCCCTTCGGATTCGCGACCGCGGGCTTTACACGGTCAACCCTCGCGATTACTTGTTTTGTTTGCAAGCTCACGATGAATTGGTTTTCGTCGTCCGCGACGAAGAGCTAGAACAAGCCAAGCAACTCATTCACGCCGAGATGATCCGTGCACCTTCATGGGGGCGCGACATTCCGCTGGTAGCGGACGTTGGAGTTGGTCCTTCTTACGGAGAGGCAAAGACCTGATGAAACCGAAGAACATTTATCTGGCGGGTCCGATGCAGGGCTACCCGCAATTCAACTTCCCGCGCTTTAACGCCGTGGCTCGTGCCCTTCGGGCGAACGGCCACAAGGTGTTCAACCCCGCGGAAAAAGATATCGAACGTCACGGTGGTGTGAACATCGCAAACCTCTCTGGCTCGCTAGAGCAGGCCAAGACCGAACACAAGTTCTCGCTTCGCACTGCGCTGGAAGACGACCTGCGTTTCATCTGCAAGGAAGCGGACACCATCGTTCTTCTGCCGGGCTGGGAGAAGTCCAACGGCGCGATGGCTGAACATCGCACAGCGGTAGCACTCATGAGCGAGGGCATGGAGATCATCTACCTGTCCGAAGACATGTGTGCCACCATGGAAGCGTTGGGGGCACTCGCCGATGCAGCGTAAAGTCCAGCGCGCACCTGTTCTACCCCAACGCCCGCGCGTTCTTAAAAACGCGCCGCCGCTCGCGCCGAACCCGTTCGAGGATGCCGCACGAGGCCGCGATCCCGTGCCGGCTCAGAAACGCTTGCTGGAAGCCTCCAGCGAGCAGCGCAAGATGTACCCCATTGCGACGGGCCTGCTGGACTACTTCCCGGACGCCTGCGCTGCCGTTGCCGAGGTAAGCTTCAAGGGCAACCAGAAACACAATCCTGGCGAACCGATGCACCATGCGCGCGGTAAGTCGAGCGATCACGCCGACTGTATCGCCCGGCACCTGGTCGAGCGTGGCGGTTTCGACGGCGGCATCAGGCACAGCGCCGCGTTGGCGTGGCGGGCGCTGGCGCTGTTGCAGGAAGAACTGGAGCGCGAGTTCGGGCTCGCTCTGCCGCGCGGCGCCAAGGAGGCGTAATTACCGTGACAGTAAAATCCGAGCGCGAGGCGCGACGCTACGCCGAGATGCAGCGCGGGCAGCAAGTCCTTGCACAGCACTATATCGCGCAGCGGTTCGATCCGGATTATGTGACACCGGATGGCTGGACCAACGAAGGGCCTGATATCACACCCGAGGAGCGTCGCCGGCGTGATGAGTACCGGAAGAACCTTCCGAACGGGAGGTGGTGAGGTGGCACAACCCCGAAAGACATTCCCGGATTGGGTGTTGGCACAGGCGACTGCTTCACCTGCCGTTATGTTGAGCGTCAGCGATATCGAACGCATGGCCAAGGCGGGCGTCGTCATTGCCTATAAGGACATCGCCGGGCACGTGGTGCCGGATCAGCAGCCGGAACGACCGCGCACGCTGGAAGACGCATTCTGGGAGCGCTGGCGACGTGCCAACATACCGACCGCCCATATCTACGGCATGTGGCCACCATACCGTATCTCCACACACCCGCACGGTGACAAGGTGACAGTGTTTGTGCAGCCACACGACAAAGCCCCATTCACGCTGGAAGACGAAAGCTGCCTCTATCCATCGGATGCCCTGATGGCGAAGCTCGCACTGTGGGAAAAGACCGGGGGAAAAGAGTAATGGCAAAAATTGAAGGCGTAGCGCCAGCACGCGCGAAGAAAGAATGGGCGTGGAGTTACTCGAAGCTGAAGAACTTCGAGACCTGCCCGAAGCGCCACTACGAGATCGATCTTGCCAAAAACTACAGCGAGCCGGAAGAACCCGACGGCCCCCTCGACTGGGGCAACCGCGTCCATAAAGCGTTGGCAGCGGCATGCAGCGGCATCCCCCTGCCGGAGGAGATGAGCAGGTTTCAGCCGTGGGTGGACAAGGTGCGAGCCGGTCCCGGCCAATTATTGGTGGAGCAGAAGTATGCCATCACGCGCGACTTCCGACCTACTACTTATTTTGCTTCTGACGTTTGGTATCGTGGCATTGGTGACGTGGTGCGTGTGGATGGCCCTGTGGCTCTGGTTCTAGATTGGAAGACGGGGAAAATTTTAGAAGACAGCGTGCAACTGATGTTGATGGCGCAATGCATTTTTTCACACTATCCGAACGTACTCCGGGTACGTTCGGAATTCGTGTGGTTAAAAGACGATTGCACTTCCCCTGAAGTGTTCGACAGGGCGGAAGTAGCAGACAACTGGCGTGGCCTGCTCCCGCGCGTGCAGGGCATGGAACTTGCCGCTACTACGGCAAGTTACCCGCCGAAGCCCGGCAAACTCTGCAAGAAATGGTGCATCGTCGCGAGTTGTCCGTTCCACAAGAAGGGTGCGTATTGACCGAGATTAGAGTGTTGGAAATCGCAGCCTTGCTGACAAGCTGGTGCTTCGTGGTGTGCGTTATTTTTGGCTGGAGGCCGTTTTGAATCTGGAAGAACTAATCCGCGATCGCGCCACTAAAGGCGAGATGGTGCATTTGTCGCTCTGGCATGAAATATCCAGTGGGCTGTGGTGCGCTACCTATGCGCCGGCCCACGAGTTCGGCAACAGTGTCGCCCGCGACAAGGACCCGGTGAAGGCGTGCGAAGCGGCGATCACCGCACCGAAAACCAAGCGGCGCGTTACCGCGACGGTAAGAGAGCCGATCGTCGATCACCTCGCCGGTGGGCCGCGCGGTCCGCTCGAACCGGAGAAGTCCGACACGCTAGATAGCTGGTTGCCGCGCGCATGACGCCCGAGGGCAAGGTAAAGAAAAAAGTCAACGCAGCGCTCAAGGCACTGGGCGTTGACTGCTGGCGCTTCATGCCGGTGCAGACTGGCTACGGCTCGCCGGCTCTTGATTATCTGATCTGTTTCAAGGGAAGATTCATTGCCATCGAGACCAAGGCGCCCGGCAAGAAGCTCACGCCCCTGCAAGAGAGCACCAAGGCGGCGATGGAAGCCGCAGGCGCGTTGGTGCTGATTGTTGACGGAGACGAGAGTTTGGAGAACGCGAGGAGAACTATCTGTGAAATCGGAAGAGAACACGCCAGAGGTTGGCAGGGCGCAGGGGCGCTCGACCAAAGCGTCCAACATAAAAAAGCTGCGTAGGCAACTGGCTGGGATCATGGCGCACCTGGAACGGCACCCAGACGACGTGCTTAGCAAGGCGCGCGTGGCTACGATCAACGAATTACTGCGGCGGTAACAATGTGTTTTGGCAACAAAGGTGGCGGCTCGCGAACGGGTCGCAAATACGTCGAGCAGATCACGGTCGGTCTGACCCCGGAAGATTTTGCATACCTGCGTGGGATCAGAATGACCTCGCTGGCGGAAGCTCCCCGTCAGTGTATAGCGCGTTGCAAACAAGAGGATACATTATGCGGAAAGTCTGTACTGCCTGCGGCACGTTGCACGTCGTATCCGACGCCAGATCATACGCCAGTGTCACCTGCGGCCTATGCGGAAGCCAATTGAAGTACGTATACCGCGCCGCGCCGTGGGAGCAAACGCCAAGGTGGCACCCATATAACTGGTTAGGCCTGACCTTGCGACGTTGGATCGATGACCTGCCATGGGATGTCGGCTGGTGGGAATACGGCCGACCAAAGCGCGTTGCCCGGGAAGCCCTGAAAGAGAAGTTTGATGTCGCGTGAACTAGCCCTCGCAGGCGAGTTGGTCAAAGAGGGATGGCCTATGGATCAGGCCGTCCAACTGGCCGCCATCGCTGACAAAACAAAGTGGCACCGAACACGGGGGTGGGACGACGGATATCGACTACATTATGAGCAAGGACCATGGCGTCGTTTGATCCCTTGGAGCGATCATCTGCACCACTACACCGACGGCATCGGATATGAGTACGCGACTGACGAGGAGATGGCGCGTATCGCGCTGAAAGAGAAATTCGACCACTAAAAATTTTACGTTGGTGGTATGTCGACCATCATCTGAAACCGCAGCACATTGAAACCCTATGCTGAATAGCACGTTTGGCCATTGCATCATCTCGAAGGCGAACAGGGCTGTGATTGCGCCGCTGACTGGCGCGACCAACAACATGTTCCCTGATGCGCAGAAAATAACCCACCAGGAACAACCGTTCCTTGTCACGCCGCACGGGCTGCGTGAGACCATCATGCTGCGACATCTGGGTTACGAAGTCCCGAACCCGATGCTCCTATACTATGACTGGCGCGGCGGTACGCCGTTCTCGGTGCAGCGTGCGACCTGCGACCTGATGTCCACCGCGGCGCGCTGTTACGTGCTCAACTCGATGGGCACCGGCAAGACCAAGAGCGCGCTGTGGTCGTGGGATTACCTCCACGGTAACGGCCTTTGCGGAAAAATGCTGGTTGTCGCCACGCTCTCGACGTTGAATTTCGTCTGGGGCCGCGAGGTGTTTGCCACGCTGCCCAACCGTCGCGCGACGATCCTGCATGGCACCAAGAAGCAGCGCCTGGAGCGGCTTGCCGAGGACGCCGACATCTACATCATCAACCACGACGGGTTGCGGACCATCCAGGCGGAACTATCACAGCGCACCGATATCGACGTGCTCTGCCTCGACGAGCTTGCGGTGTACCGCAATCACGGTAGCGGATTATCGAAGGAGATGCGCAAGTTCGCCGAGCGCTTCAAGATCGTGTGGGGCCTCACCGGGCGCCCGATGCCGAACGAAGTCACCGACGTCTGGGCGCAGGCCAAGATCATACGCCCCGAAAGCGTGCCGAAATTCTTCCGGCACGCGCAGGAACTTTTGATGAACCGGCTCAACCAGTTCAAATACATCCCCAAGCCCGGCGCCGTCGAAGCCGCCTTCAAGATGCTGCAACCGAGCGTGCGGTATGCGCTCGACGACGTGGTTGAGTTGCCCGAGGTGGTCTACCGCACGGTCGATGTGCCACTCTCTGCGAAGCAGAAGAAGGTCTACGACACTCTCGCAAAAGAGTTCAAGGCCGAGGTGGATAGCCAGGCCATCACGGCGGTCAATGCGGCAGTCGCCATGGGCAAGCTGCTGCAAGTCTCCGGCGGCTGGGTCTATGCCAAGCCTGTGGGGTCGATCGCGCTCGACGCCAAGCCACGGCATGACATGCTGGTTGATCTGATCGAGGAGAACGCCCGCAAGGTGATAGTCCTCGTGCCCTTTAGGCACGCTATTGAGGGACTTACGGAAGTCCTCAATAGCGCCGGGATCGAGCACGCCGTGGTGCATGGCGGTGTCCGGGGTCGCGACGAAATCTTCAACCTGTTCCAGAACACCGACAAATACAAAGTGCTGTTGGCGCACCCGGAATGTCTCGCACATGGGCTCACGCTCACCGCGGCTGACACCATCATCTGGTACATGCCGATCACCTCGCTGGATATCTACGAGCAAGCCAACGCACGGATCACGCGTTACGGCCAGAAGCACCGGCAACAGGTGCTGCACCTGCAATCAACTTCTGTTGAGAAGAAAATCTACACGCTATTAAGGGGCAAGCAAAAAATCCAGGACTCGCTTCTGGAGATGCTGTCCGAGGCAACCGACAACAGGAAGGTCTCGTCCCTGTGAGTGTTCGATGGGGCAGCCTAGAAGACGAGGCGCGCGATGCGCTATCCCAGAGATTTGCTCCGCGAACCGGATGCACTTGGCTGGGTGTGGATTTAGCGGACCTATCGAGAGACGAGTTGATCAAAATCATAGTGATACTTGGAAAGAAGGAGAACCTGTATGGCGTCTACGCAGACCATTCCACTGGTCGATAAGGAAGTGGAGAAGCGGGTTGGGCAATACATCGCGATCCGCGATCGTCTGAAAGAGATGGACGAGGAGCACGACAAAAAGCGTGCGCCGCTGGTCGAGCTACAGAATCTCTTAACCGGATGGATGATGCAGTTCCTCGACACTTCAGGTGCGGACAGCATCAAGACCAGCGAAGGGACGTGCTTCCATTCTACGCGATATTCCGCGTCGCTCGCCGACCCCCAGGCTTTCATGAATTATGTCATCGAGAACAGCAGTTGGGATTTACTCGACCGCAAGGCCAACGCCACCGCGGTGAAAGAATTTGTTGCCGAGAAGGGCTTCCTCCCTCCCGGCGCAAACCTCAGTGCGATCCGAACCGTCAACGTTCGTCGCCCCACCAAGTAACTTACCGTCACGGTAAAAATGCGGCGCGTGCCGCCTCTAACCCGAAAGAGTGAACCTTATGACCAATACTGATCTCATGAACGTGCAGGCGTTCAGCAACGTCACCCCTGCCGGCGCGTTCGCCGTACTCAATCCGCAGAGCGAGAGTCTCGCCGACGGTATCGGCGCGAGCTATGGCATCATCGGCTACAAAGGCAAGAACTGGTCGCTGCGCCACCGCGGCGAGAAATACAATTTCGTTCGTGCCGACGATGGTTCGCCAATGGCGTTCCTCGACGTCATCATCCTGCGATCGGCCGGCTACAAGTCCAAGAGCTATTACGCCGGCACCTATCAAGACGGCCAGGACGGCCTGCGCCCGACCTGCTCGGCGCTGGACGGCATTACGCCTGACGCCGATATCCTCACGCCCCAGTCCAATGCCTGCGCCGTCTGTCCGCGCAACGTGTTCGGGGTCAACGCGGAGGGTCGCAAGACCAAGGACTGCGGCGACTACAAGCGGCTCGCCGTGCTGATCCTGCCGTCGCTCACCGCGCGCATCCTTGGCGCGCCGCTGATGGAGCCGGTATTTTTGCGCGTGCCGGCAGCGTCGCTCAATGACCTCGCGACGCTGGGCGAAGCGATGACTGGCAAGGGTTTTCACTACTCGTCATATGTCACGCGGATCGGCTTTGCCCCTGACAAGGCCCACCCCCAGATGGTGTTTCGCGCGTTGCAGCCGCTCACCGACGCCGAAGGGCCGCTGGTACTGCCGCTTCGTGAAGACCCGCAAGCGTACCGCATCACGGGAGAAAACGAGGTGGGAAAACCCCGGGCGGTAGCTGGGCCCGCCAGCAACGTAGTGCCACTCAACACCGTATCCGCGGCGACCGCAGCGGTTGTAGCTGCGCAAGCACGGGTGGCGAACGCAACCGTCGCTGCCGCACAGGCGGCAAGGGTAGCGGCTGAGGCCGAGACGACAGTTGATACCGGCTTTGGTGCAGCACCCAAACCGGCCGGGCCGAAGCCCGGTGCGAACGTGGTGATCGACGCGGTAGCGAACAAGCCAGCGCCGCAGCAAGACGAAGCTGTGGAGACCGGCTTTGCAACCCCGTCGGTGGCCAGTCCCTCCACGCAAAATACTGTGGAAGATACCGGGGCCCCGGAAGAGAGCGACCTCGACCTGGATGCACGCGTGGCAGCGCTGCTGCAAAGGTAATCTCGTGCCTGACTGGGGTGCCGTTCAGAACTTCTTGGGAGCAGTCGTGCCGTGGCCGGGGGAAAATCCCGGCCACGTCGGTTTGCATTACTCCATGGTCAACCCCAGGGCCGGCGAGAAGGGCCAGGAACCCCTGCTCAAGGGCATGGGCTGGCCATTCAGGGACCTGAGCAGTTTTGTCCAGCGCGCCGCATGGATCAGTACGACCACTAACTTCAAGGATGTCTGGTTCTGCACCTCGCGGCAGCGAGAGGCGTCGACAAATACCAAGGGCAAGCCGAAGGCGTTGCGTCGTCACGCCAACGCGATGGACTTGAAAGCGATCTGGATCGACGCCGACGTCAAGCCCGACGACACCGTCGGCAAACACTATACGTCGATGCAGGAGGCCTGGGGGGCGCTCTGTGCGTTTAGAATCAAAGCGGGCCTTCCCCAGTTCAGCGCCGTGGTAAACTCCGGCGGTGGGCTGCACGCCTACTGGATCAACGACCGCGCACTCACCTCGGACGAGTGGCGCCCCTACGCGACGGGTTTGAAAGCGCTGCTGCTCCAGGAGGGGGTGAAATGCGACGCCGGCCTCACCACCGACGACGTGCGGCTGTTGCGCGTGCCGGGGACGTATAACCACAAATATAATCCGCCGCGGGAAGTCGAGCTATTACCCTTGCCGCTGGCGATTTACAACTTCGAAACCTCGCTGGCGTTTCTCACCACGATCGCACCGGTACCGGCGAGTACCACCCAGGCCAGCGTTTTCGACGCAGCAAAATTCCAAGGTGTCAAGCCGATCCTTGCAGCGACGCCTCACGACAATCTCAGCGATGGGATTGAAAAATCCCCGGGGATTTTTCTCGATCCGCGACCGGTCTTTGCGGGTTGCGCGTTCATGCGCAACGCGTTCGCGAACGCCGGCGCCGATCTGGACAACCCCTTATGGAATCTCTCTGTGCTCGCCACCACTTTCATGGAGAACGGCAATGCATTCGCCCACCAGATATCTCAAGGCCACGCGACCTATACCCCGGCTGATACACAGGCGCTCTACGATCGGAAGGTGGCTGACCGGGCTGACCGAGGAATTGGATACCCAAGCTGCGCGACCATTGCGGGGAATGGCTGCAAATCTTGCGCGGCGTGCCCGCACTTCGCGAAAGGCAAGTCACCGCTCAATCTGACGAAGCCGCTGGTTACCGCGACGGTAATCGCGCCGGCGGCACAGGCAACGCCCGCGCAAACATCGTTACATCTGCCGTCTGGCTACGACCTTGATCACGAGGGTTTCATCTGTCTTGTGGCCGAGAAAACCACAAAGACCGGCAGCGAGAGCACGCACCTGATCCGGTTGTTCACGTCCAAGCTCGATATGCCGTGGTCGCAGAAAAATCCTGACGGGATTCACTGCCGCACGACCTACGACAAGGGTAATTATTTCATGGCATTCCTGCCGTGGGAGAAGATGGGCGCCAACGATCTGTTTAGAACTTTCGCCCAGCAAAAGATCAAGATCGCAGCGGCGACCCCATTGGTAAGGGACTTCTATATGGCCTGGCTCACCTATCTGCACGAGTTGGAAGCGGCGCAGGAGACACTGCCTTACGGCTGGTACCGCGACCAGGGCAACATCAGGGGCTTCGCCTATGGCGGGATGCTGTTCAAGGATGACGGCTCGACGGGTCCCGCCGGCATCACCCAGGGGTCCTTGCGGACGATCTACACCACCACCGGGCAGATGCAGCCGTGGTACGACGCCTGGGAGTGGCTGAAGGTGCAGAAGCGCCCCGAGTTGGAAGCGGTGATCGCGTCTGCCTTCGCCGGCCCTTTGATGCCGCTGCTGGGCAAGGCGGGCGGCATGCTGTCGATCGAAGGTGAAAGCGGCTCGTGTAAAACCCACGCCATGGAACTCGGCATCGCCGTATGGGGAAGCCCGCAGAAGGGTAAAGAGATCAGCAGTTCGACCAAGAACTCGATCATGAACAAGGCGGGGCAGTTGAATAACCTTCCGATTTTTTGGGACGAGATCACCCAGGACAATCCGAAGGTGCGAAACGAGGTGCTGGCGGCGCTGATGGAGTTCACCAACGGCATTGAAAAAAGCCGGATGCTGGACGGCGAGCGTCAGCAAGGGCGCTACTCCTGGGAGAGCATGACGGTCATCTCCTCGAACTGTAGCTTCTGGGATTTCGTTGTCCAGAAACAGAAGACCCACACCGGCGGCTTCAACCGCGTACTCGAATATAATATCCGTCGCCTGCCGCCGGACGCCGGCATCCTGACGTCCTCTACCGAAGCCGATATCGCCCTCAAGAAGTTGAACTACAACTTCGGGCATCTCGGCGCTGAGTACGCCAAGTTCCTGGCGATGAACCATGCGCGTGTTGCCGACGAGGTCAGGGCGATGGGGGTGCTGGTCGAGCAGGAACTGACCATCGAACAGGAGGAGCGCTACTGGTCGTCGCTGGTCGCCGCGCTGCTATGTGGCGCGAAATACGCGAACGAGGTCTGCAAGGTGGGGTTCGATGAAATAACCCTGAAGGATTTTTTATACCAGCGTGTGCTCGACGGTCGCGCCCGACGTAACCGCGACCTGCGCCCGGCGGCGGCGCAAGACTCGGTAGAAGACATCCTGACCAGCTACCTCAAGGAACGCACCAACCAGACAATCTGGACGGACTACACGCCGTCTCGCCCCGGTCATTTCGGCGGGGTCAATGTTTTGCGCGAACCGCCGGTATCCAACAATTTCGGCATCAACGTGCGCTGGGATGTCACCTCGCGCAAGATGATGATCAGCCGGCCTAACTTCAACGCCTGGCTTACCAACAAGGAGTTAGCGATCAACGAGACGCACGACAGCCTGGTGAAGAACTACGGCATGGTGATTCAGCGCATCACGCTTGCTGCCGGCACGCGGCATCAGGTGACGCAGGAGCATTGCCTAGTGATCGACGTCACCGGCAAACAGGCGCTCGAAGAATGCATGGATTTCTACAAGCAGCAGGATTCAAGTCAGCCCAACCCGGTCGATACCGGGATCACCCTGAAGGACGAAGCAGCTTGACCGTTCACCGCACGTCGAAGAAGAAGCCAACCTGCCCGATCGTGTAGCCGGTAAAAATCAGCGCCTTCCAGTACTGCCGCTCTGACACGAGCGCCACGACCGTGAGTGCGTAGAGAACGCCTACGAGCGCGATGATCCAACTGGAAGTCATATTCCCGAACCCTGCACGAAGCAGTATACGAAGCCGTTCCGGCTCAAGAAGATAACTGCGTGGCCCGTCGGGTTGCCTGCATCCCACTTCAGCTTGTTATCTGGCACCTCGATCACGGTGCCCAGGTCAACATGGGGCCGGTGCAGAGGTTCGTCGTCGCGATCGTCGGTGATGGTAACATATGTCTTGCCGTCCTTGACGTGAACCTCGTCAGCCCAGTATGCGGCGGCCTCGCCACAACAAGATGCCGCCGGGACGTCCGGCTGCTTAAGGGACCGGTACCACGCGTCCTGGTCGGGATGCATGGCGTCGTGGGGAGTGGCGATGGTACTGAGCGCCAGCGAGAATGCTACGAGGACCGGGGCAAGATATTTCATTTAAGCCTCGCACTATGAAACGGCCCGCGGGTGTTGATGTCGAACTCAGCGGCGATCTTCACCGCTTCCAGCGCGGTGGCGCCGTTCATCATGGCGCCCCACGCGAACTCGTTCCCGGAGCCGCAGGCGACAAATTTGCGCGTAATGGGCGTGAAGCCGACTTCGTCTTTGTAATCGACGGGGTCTTCCCGGCTGGTGACCCGCCATACACTGCCGTCGGGCAGGGCAAGAATACCGGAAAATTCCAGACGTAATTCCAGCAGGGCTTTGCGGATCGGCAGGTTCTTGGCGGATTTCACTTTATCGAGAAAATACTCGATCTCGCGACAGTCGTTGTCGCCCGCCTGTCCGAGTAGCGCACCACTAGCCAGTCGGTATATCTTGTTCTTGCTGGTCACCTGCACGTTGCCCAGGGTCCAACAACTGTCGCATGCCATGATCCCGGCCTTGTATGCGATCGTTGTCATTCTTCAACTCCTGGCAGCGGCGACACAGGAATTCTGGTATCGCGTCGTCGGGGAAATGGATGCACATCAGGAACGCGGCTTGATCGGCGCCTTGGACTTGCTGTCGCCCTCGCGCTTGGCCTTGGGGTCCTTGCCTTTCTTGGTGTAGGACTGCGTGTTCTCCGGCCCCAGCAGTCCCGTCCCCAGCGGGTGGTAGTCGTCGTTCTCTTCCTTCACGAAATTCTTGTGGCGCTCAAGAACGAGACCGCCCTTTGCCGCGTCCAGATCGCGAGGCTTCTCGCCCTTTGCGTACACTGTCATTGGTCGTCTCCGCTTTTAGTTCTGAGTGCTTCTGGCCGGGAAATTTCCCGCCATTGGCGTGCCATAACTCAACCTGCGCCTTGTTGAAGTGCCGGCCGGAAGGGCTGATGTAGTCGTTCGGTCCAACCTTTTTGAAAGGCATCGGCGATCTCTCGGCTGTTACCGCGACGGTAAAAACCGGCCCCTTAAAACTCGATTTATTTGAAGCCGACAGCCTTATTAACCAGGCCTTCAATGAGGCCGGTGGGCTTCTTGAAGCGGCTCGCCGCCTCCTGCTGGCTGCGTTTCGGCACGTTGGCGAGGTACTTTCGCGCCGCGGCGCTGGGGTTCTTCTGGTCGAGCGCCTGGTCACGCACGCCCTCGCCGACGCTCTCCTTCTTGTGAAGCGTATTCGACAGCGTGCTGTAGGGGCTGATAAGACCCCTAGCGAGATAGTCGGCACCTTGGCCAACGACTTTAGCCGCGGCCGGCAGCGAGCCCTGGCCGGCGTTGCGGAGATCGCCCGGCTCGATGATGTTCTTGCCACGGTAGTCCTTGCCGCTGAGTGCCTGGTATCCGGTGGAGATCAGCGGTGATACCGTGAGCGTACTGCGCGCTGCCGAGCCGATATCCTCCTCACCCTTGCGGATGGCATTGAGATGCGACGGGACCGCCAGCGAGCCGCGGCGCTGCTGGCTGGCGGCTGGGTTGCCGGTGAGTTTTTGCGCACCTTTGTCAAGCAGCGGATAGACAATAAAAGAGAGCAGTCCGAGCGCCACCAAATTGCCGATCGCATGCAGCTTGTCGCCGCCACTACCCTTGATCAGGTCCTTGGCGATGTTTCCATACGAGTTACCCATCCCGACGTGATAGCGACCGAAGACCATGGGAATCTGATCCTGCATCAACTGGCTGAACCCGCGCGATCCGAACAGCGTCGGTGGCACGCGATAATTCGGGATGTGGCGTTCGGCCGCGGTGATCGCCTGGTCCAGCGTCATACCCTGGCGCTCATGTCGCATCACCGCCTCAGTGAGAAACACGTCGTTCACCGCCCACATGACATGCTGTGATGCCTTGTAGATCGCCTTGGCAAGGTCGGAAGGTCCGATCCCAAACGCCCTCGCGATCGGGTCCCACCGCGACGGATTCTTCTCAATATCCTCGCCGACGCCCTTGGCAAACTTGTTGAGGAAATCCTGCGACGCCACACCGCCATAGATCGTGCCACCCGCGGCGTCACGGATTTTGGTCTGATACGCATCTTGGGTGATCACCGATTTGAACGCCCGTGGCATCTCGGACATAAGGTGTCCGTATTCCATAGGCTTGAGCCAGTTCTCGCCACGCTCGACGAACCAGTGGACGCCAACGTTGTTGATGTGCGCAGTCGGCAGCCAGAAGATCGTCTTGGTGATCGCCTGCGAGAGGCGTCGCAGCCAGTTCAACGCCGGCACCCCGAAGCCGGGTTCGGCAAAATCGTCCATCGCATAAGCCAGTTGCGGGTCCATCTTCCAACCCTTGAAGTTCGGCAGTTTGGTCCCAATCCAGCCCTCGGGCGCTTCCTTGGCAGAGGGCGTGGCGAACTGCTTGAAGGTGTCGTTGCCCTTCATGTCCTCCAGAAACTGCAACTGCCGCGCGATGTTACCGAGGTCGCGGTTGGCAACGCCGGCCGACAGCGCGATGTTGTGGAAGTACTTCACCTTCTTGCCACCCTCGAAGCGGGCGTGTTGCTCGATCTCGGGTGTCATCGCCTGCTTCATCGTGAAAGTATCGTTGCCGACCTGGTACTTGCCGCCCTCCTCGAACGCGAAGTTCGGGTCCTTCACGCGTTGCCCGTTGCCATCCTTCATGATAGTGAAGCCGTCCTTGTTGAGCGAAATAATGTGGCGCTGCCCCGTGGTGTCGTTCTCCAGCGCGACGAACCGACGCTCCAATCCGGTGCCTTTCGCCTTCGTGCCGATCCCGAGCGCGCCTTCGATCGGATTTTCGCTCGTGCCGGATTTCAGGATATTATACTCGGGCGTGCCACCTTTGGTGATGCGGTAAACGTGGTTCGACACTTTCGGGCCAAGCAACCCGGGCCAGATTTTGTTGATGTTCTCGAACAGTTTGTTATCTTCGTCGAGCACTGGCTTGATGTGTTGATTATAGGCCGCCTGCTCCTGTGGATCGAGGTTGCCGATCGTGTTGCTTTCGTGCGCGAAGTACATCCGTTCGATCGGGCTGGAACTGGAGCCTTTGGAGTTCTTGAATAACCAGGCGGGCAGCGTCTTCTGCCATTTCAAAAGCCCGAGCGCGTGGCTGATGCTGCCTTGCCGCAACCGGTGAAACTCTTTCCCCATCGAACGCGCTAGCGCTTCCGCCGGCGTCTTGGTGTCGCGGGCAAGGTAGCTGGTGGCGACGGTTCGCTTCCAGTAACTTGATTTCGCCGGCTCTGATTTCAACTCGTCAGACTTCGCGGGGCCAAATTCGCGTCCACTCGTCAGGTCAAGGTTTTCTCCGACCTTGCTCCCTTTGCCGAGGAGCGCTGCTTTGACGTCGTCCGTGATCTTGTCGATGTCGGCAGAACCGCGGTCGTCTTTGACGAATTGGTCCCATAGGTCCTTGACAGGTCCCTTCTTGACGAGATCAACATGCGTGATGTTCGAATTTGCGTCGGCCGCCTTCTTCTGGGCTGCCTCACGCTCAATTTCCTTGGCGTGCGCCTTGATCCACTCTGGCGACTTGACTTCGGGCTTGGGACCGGCCGCAAGGCGCGCTGCACGCTGGCGCTGCAACTTCTCGGCTTGAGCCTCTTTTTGTTTGGCGACGACGTCCTTCCAGCTTTCCTTCGGCACAGTCTCGGCATCGAGCGCTTCAGCGATCTCAGCGTGATCTGCGGGCTTGGAGATATCGAGCGCCTTGCCTGTCTCGGCAGGGATATCTTCTTTACCCTTGACGTGCTCGAACGTAGCAGATTCATGGGGCGCATCGTCGGGCTCTGCTTGCGCGATGCCCTCACGATGCTCGTTACCTTCGGCCTGCTCAACGGTGGGACGGTGGGACCGCCCGATATCGGCTTCGATACGGTTGCCCTGTCGAACCTGGTCGACCGCATCTTTATTGTCGGACCGCAGCAACTTCTCGTCGGCTACGAATTTATCAACGGAGATTTTTTTCGCAGCCAGTTGCTTCGCCGAACGCGCCAGCATGTATTCCGCCGGCTTGACGTTGGGGCGGTACGCCAGGAGGTGCTTGGTGGTGTCAGCAGTGATCGCCTCGGCGCGAGAACGTGTCTGCTCCGGCGTCTCGTTCTCAAGCGGTACATGCTTTTCGAACGCGGTCTTCAAACCGTTATACGCATCCACTTTTCGCGCCAGATCAGCCTTGGAGCGGGCTTCCACGGTCACGTCGCCGATCTGCGCCTTGAGGTTATCCTTGGTGGGACGTAGACGGGCAACTTCGAGCTTCTCTGGCACCTTGCCGGTCTTGAGCATCACGTCGGCTTTGGCGGCAGCGAGCGCCTGCTCCTTGCCGGTCATCCCCTCGATCGCGTCGGCGAGCTTGGCGTGCGCTGGATCGGCGCTCTCGCGCAAACGCTTTACCGTGGCGGTAACGACCTTCGGTACGATCGGCACCGCGCCCTGGATCGGCGGCAGTTGATATGGTGCTTCTTCGTTTGCCGGCGTTACGTCGGGGGCTTCTTCAGCCACAGGTCGCTGAACTCCTTCCTCGAAATTTTTCGAGTATGGCTTGGTCTTTTTGGCGGGGTTTTTGGCCCACTGTGTGATCTCGTCTTCAGTAGCCTTCGTAATGGCGCCCAGTCGTTCTGGTCCACGCTGATCAGAAAAGCCCGCATTATATAACTCACGCACCCGATCAGGCGTCGTCGTGTGCGCGAACACCTTGTGTTCGTCGAACTTGCCGGTCTCGGCGTTTTTCTGGTCGACGACATAATGGTTCTCCCCTCCTTGCGGATCGAACGCGATATCGAGGTTGTCTCCATCCGCGCCGCGCGTGCCTTTGATATCGCCGTAATGGTATGGCATCACGACTTCCCACGCGGGCTCAAAGCCGGGCTTGGACTTGCGGATCGAACCCGCCGCATTCTCAATCGAGATCGGCTTGCCGGCGAAGCGCTCGTGACCCTTCTTCTGGTTGCCAGCCTCGATCTGCGCCGCCGACGGCTCCGGGTTGGCTTCCTTCGCCGCTTCGGTAACTGCCGCGGTTTTCGGATGGATTTGCTGCGCCGCCTTCGAGGCGGCGATTGCGTCTTGCGCCGCTTTCGGCCGCGACAGCGTGAGCGTCGGCTTGTTCGCGTTTACCTGCGCTGCGCGAACGATCCCGGTGTCGACCGGCTGCTCAGCGGGCATGGGTGGTTGTGCAGCGGCTTCGGTGATCCCGGTCTGCATGGGAAGCTGTTCGCCGGGATTGTCAGGTCCTGGACGCAGCACCCGCGGACCGGACGTGTTCAGCCAGCTTTCCTCCGGTGCAAGCGCCGCTTCCGTCGCCGGGTCCATGTCGCCAGTTGTGAGTGTGTCTTGACCACCAAATAACTTCTTGGTTTTGCTATATATTCGATTCGAACGCGACGGGGCCGACTGCGGGTTACCCGTGGTCTCGGTCGAGCGAACGGGCGACTGCTCTGTCACCCCGCCACGCGCTACGCTGGGAGTCTGACCCTGGCCGGCGTCGGCTTGCGCCTGCGCGTCCTCTGGACGCGGCTCGACGTTCGGCCGTCCGGGAACGAACTTCCTCGCTGCACCGCGCCCTGCACCTTCGACGGCGGCGCCTAGGCGATTGGTGTTGGGTGCGATGGCGCCGGCCGCGACATTCAGCGCGATCTTGGTAGGGTCCCAGTCTTCGCTGCCGATCGCCTGTCGACCGGCCTCGATGCCACCCATCACGCCGGCGCCGATCCCGCGAGCAGCAAGGGTTGCTGCTTTCGCCGGATTAAAACCCACCATGTTGCCAGCGAGATCGCCAGCGATTGCCGACTTCGGATTCGCTTCGGCGTTTACCGCCTGCTGAACGCTATCGTCGAGGCCGAGCGCTTCCTTGGCGAGGTCCTGCGCTTTACCGACAAGGGCCGCACCGCCGAACGCGCCTCCCACGGCACCGAGAACCCCGCCGACCAATGTGCCGACACCGGGGGCGATCGCGGTACCAATCCCGGCCCCCACCTCAGCACCAGCGCCAGCACCGGCGAGTCCACCCAATCCTGGGATTACGCTACTGGCCGCGGCACGCACGCCGGTCTTTAGGGGTGATTCGGGTTGCGGTCGGTCGAGCCCGATTTGCTCGTCCGAGAGCAGCCCGACGTCTTGGTCAGACAACATCGGGTCTTGGCGCGGCGCGGGGGTGTCGATGCCTACGGCGTCATCAGACAACAACCCGACGTCCGTATCAGAAAGCATTTCGGACATTTAACGGGACGGTAAGAACCCCAGGGCTAAAATAGAATTACTCGATCCCAGAGGAGGGGAAGTTGAGCTATAGAGCCACGACCCTATTACTCACCATGTCGCTGTCGACCGTCGCGCAGGCGCAATTGGTCGGGGCGGAGCGCGAGACGTTTTCGGAAGGCGCATTCAAAACTTGTTTTCAAAAACTGGAACGCGACACCCCGGCACGCCCCGCCGTGACCCGTGGGTATTTTTGCTTTTGTTATGTCAACGATCTCGCTGACCACGTTTCGCCGAACGAATTTCAGGCGATGGCAGAATTGCTGACTGCGGGAAAGGTTGAAGCGACACAAGCGAAAATGGCGCCGTTCACTAGAGCGGGCAACCTGAAATGTGCTGCGATTTTGCGATAGCGTGCTATTACGTTGGCGACACGAAGTGCATTGCCGAGATCGTACGATAGGCCCGCTTACGCGGTTTCCTAATTTTGGCGACCCACGCATCCAGTTCTTGTACCGGGTACACGAGGTTCCCGTTCTCACGGCGAAACTTCGGACCCTTCCCGCGTTTAGCGAGTGCAGCCAACGCCTTGGCTCCGAGAACCATGCCGTGAACGTCTGCTAGATATTTTCCGGCCGTACTTCGAAGTAGGAATGCCGGCCAACTTTTTTCAGTGTTCATGCCGCTACATATACGCGTTATTGCACCGGTTGCCAGCCGGTGCCCATCCACTTGAATTTGCCCTTCGGCGTATCATAGACCTGATTAAGTACGCGCTTCTCGGCCGGCGGCACGCCGGTGTTTGACTGTTGCGCTGGTGCCTGCTGCGGCGCGACTGACGTCGGCGTGTCACCCTGGGGGAGCTTTACCCCGACCTGTTGGTAAAGTTTCGCGATATCGTCCGTGCTCATACCGGGATTAGACATTAGTCGTGCGTTGGCTAGATGTGCCGCGTTCCGCTGTTGCGCATCGCCATGATTCAATTCCATCTGTTTGAGTTGTCGCGCTAGATTCTCGCGTAGGAATGCCACTCGGTTAGCAGAAGATTCTTTGCGTCCTTCGGCGGTCACGGTGGCGGCGTCAACTTTTCCACCAGCCATGATCTTGGCTTTCTCGCGGTCCTGTACACCCTTCTCCTTGGCAACATCGACTTTGACGCCGCGCTCAAGCTCCTTCTCTTCCTGCGTGTTCATCCACTGCTGGCGTGCCGGCTCGGTGCCGACGTTCCCCTTGCCGAAGATCGCAGTCGATCTTGCTTCTGCTTCATCGCCATAGTTGGTCTTGTTCGGCTCCTTGGGGCCGAGGTAGTGGCCATGCTCGTCGTGTGTGCCCGGGATCGCCGGCTGATCGGCATCGACGGCATCACGCGCAATTGGCTTGCCGGTTTTCACAGCCTCGCTGTCGGGCGCTTGACCTGGGTTGTATCCAGACTGAGCATCACCTTTGTCGGCGGACTGGTTGCCGCCAACCAGCGTCGCTCCCACCTTGGCAAGTGCAACAGGGATACCGCCTGTTTCTATGAGACGGTCCCACTGGCTCGTATTCGAAAAATCCAGGTACTTGGCAAACTGTTGCGGGGTCATCTCGAACGTCTGTCGTTGCGACGTCCCCGGAAGAAGTACCGTGGCGGTAACGCCAAGCCGGTCAGCGTGAAACGCCACGCTCGATCCGTCCGGCACATGCGCGCCGGCTTTTGTCGCCGCATCCGCAGCGGCGGCCAGATCGCTCGGCTTGCCGTCGGTACCGTTGGCCGCAGCGAGGGCGAACGCCTGTTTCGCGTTGAACGCCATCCGATTGTATTGCAGCATCCTCCACGCGTCGTGGTGACCACCGGAGACAGCGGCCTCGTGGATGGCGAGAATGTTCGCGTCGTCATCTGACATACCGGGCTGCTTCACCGCATTAACCCGCGCCTCGGCTTCCTGCGGCGACATGGCGTCGGCGCCCATCAGGTAGCTTGCGATGCGCTTCGCACCGCCACCCAGATCAGGCGGCGCCGCATCCGGATCGCCCGTGTTGGGGATCGGGCCCTGTCGACCAAATGTGTTCGCAAGACCGCTTTCAGCCGCTTGCGCCCCGCTCTGGATCGGGTTGCCTTCCGGCGGATTCATGTAGGGAGAAGTCTGCCCGGGCTGGTTACCTGGCACGGACGTGTTGAGGCCGTCGCTCTCGTCCTCGGGCGGCGACCAGCTTTCGCCAGGATCGCTCTCTTCCTGATACATAGACATTTATGCGGCCTCCTGGTCGTCATCCGGGATCGCGCCGCTATCATCATTTGAAGCTACTCGCTTGCCGAAAGGATTATTCGTTGGCGGCAGGGGACCGGGCGCAGGTTGCTCGCGTTGCTGGCCATATGGGTTACCGGGCACGGCCGGCATTGTAGCGGATAACCGTGTTCGTTTGCCGAACGGATTATTCGTTGGCGGTAGCGGACCTGGCATGGGTTGATCGCGTTGCTGACCATACGGATTGCCCGGCACGGCCGGCATCGAAGACGCCATATCCTGCTCACCGCCCCCCAGCCCATGTAACTTCCGACCATAGGATAGCGCGTTGTCGACAGTGGCGATCGCAGCGTTGATGCGCTGTTGAAAATGATCCATGTGATCGGGGGTTTGAGTATCGTCCCCGCCGGGCGTCGCATCGCCATCGCCGTCGTCATCGGTCACCAGGCCGCCGTCGGCGAATCCTGTTGGTGTAAAATTAAAACCACTTGGGCCAGTAGTATATTTCCCCGGCAGGCGAGAGCCGCCCGGACCACCAGTCATCGCGCTTTCATAAGCGTTGTACCCGGACAACTGGCTGTCGGAGAGCGGCTTGTAAGAGAGGCCGTTAGGTCCACTTGAATATACGCCCGGCGTCGGGTTACCGCTGGCATCGCCGATCTTCCCTGCGGTGTAGTCATAGGCACCGCCCATACCAGGGCCATCCGCGGGGGTTGACCCGCCGAAGTCGGACACAGAGGTGCCGCCGGTTTGGGAGCCGGCGTTACCGCCGCCTGCGCCCATGGCGCCATCGAGCGAGAAATCTTTGGGCGGCATCGTTACCTCGCCATCATCTGGTGGTGGTGGTGGTGGCGCGCCTGATGGATCATCCGCGCCTTGCGGGACTGCGCGATCAGCTTCTGGAAGAACTCGCTGCCCTTGTGCGCAACGACGTCTCGCGGCATCACAAACTCGCCGGCATTGACGTTCGCCTTGATGTCGTCGACCTGTCGACCGCGGGATGGCGATGCCGCGGCCGGGATATTCCCGCCGCGAGTAAGATTGATACGCGGTTGAGGGTGCACCATGCCGCCGCGCGCATACGCCCCGCCCATATCATAATCGTCGCTGGGGGCGCTGTAGTCCCCGGCGTAGAAGTCGCCACCTGGATTGCTCGTGTCGGCGCCGTTGCCGCTGAATGTATCCCCGCCGCTAAGTTCGGTTCCGGGATCGCTGCCGAAGTCGAACGTACCGTCCATGGAGCCATCGCCGCCGGCGTCAGTGGCGCCAAACTCCTGACCAGGATCGCCAAAGTCGAACCCGCCGCTCATACTGCCGTCGCCACCAAAGTCGGTGACCGGGAAGTCTCCCGAATTAGCGTCAAAACTATTCCCGCCGCCAAAATTAGGTGTGGTGAACCCAAGCGAGCCGGCGCCGCTGTGATCCGGCATGAAGGACGACCTGCCACCGCCCGCACCGCTGCCGGCTCCCCCACTGCCATCGCCGCCGCCAGCGCCGCTGCTACGTCCCCCGTTCTGGTTGCCCGGCCCGGATGAAGACCCCGACGATCCCGACTGCGAGCGCTGCGCCACCGGCGAAAGGGGTATACCCGTCGCCGTCTTCAGGAAATCGTTCGGCAGCGACATCAGGTTGCGGCCGGTGTTGGCGTTGGCGAGCGACGCGTTGCTTGCCCCGGTATTGGCAGCGATCGCCGTGTTGTTGACATTCGCAATCGCCGAGGGGAGTTGCGCGCCCACCTGCACCGCCTCGCTGCGTAGACGCTGCCCGGTCGCGATATCCGCATTACGTTGCGTGTTCTCGGCACCGGCGACATTGGCTGCATTCTGGACCTGCGAAGCCTTGTCCAGCGCCGCGTACCGCCCCGAGGACGGGTCGATCCCATAAGACTTCAGGGCTTCCTCGGAGTTGTGAAGCGCAGCGTCGCCGGCTTGCGCTTGGGTGGCTCCGGCCTGGCCCATGTCCACGGCCATGCGCGCGGGCGAAGCGTAGCTGTTCGCGTCTGCCACAAGCTGCGCGTTCTCCGGCGCGAACAAGTTGTTGTATTGGCCGGTGAGGTTGTTCGACAGTCCCATCATCTGCTGGGAGGTGTTGAAGAAGTTGCCCACCGCCTGGTTGGTGATCTGCGAGGTCTGCGCAAATACACCTTGCGCCCAGTTATACATCTGGTTGGCGAGCCCAGCGGCGACACCCGAAAGCTGGTCGAGGATCGAGTTTTCCGGTGTCGAGACAACTTCCGGATTCGACGAGCTACTGCTCGAATTGGAGGAGAACGACATATAGAAGCCCCAGATAACGGTCTTCCAACCGCTAAGTGGAGTGGCTTAAAGCATAGTTATTCAGGGCGTCATGGTCACTTTAAGCGCCTGAGAGATCGAGAAACTCTCGTGTTTCGCGCTACTATCGGTCCCACCGGGCGGTTTTGACTTCTGGTCGGTGATCGCCGGGAAGCCCGTCACAGGCCCGAACACCGGCGAGAAGACTGGCACCTTGCTCCCGACCTTGAGGATTTTGTCTGCCACCGTGAACACGCCGACCGCGCTACCACCGGCAGAGACGCCCCCTGGCATGGCGCCGAGGTCGATCTTGATATCGAAACTATCGAAAATCTTCGCGGGGAGCTTGATCCAGATGTTCACGAACTTGGTGGCGCCGAAGTTGGAAAATACGCCCCAGCCGGTCACGAACGCCTCGCCAGTGAACAGCTTGTGACTGAGGTGATCCTTGGAGGTGAGCGGGTAGGTCGCTGTCAACGAACCCGGACCTTTATAGAATCCAACCGGCGGGGTGATCGGGAAGAAAGCAGTAGGGCCCTTTTGGGTCGGAGTTGCGATCAAGCCGCCGGTAGGATCACCTAACGCGATACCCCACTGGACCACAGCAACCGCCCAGCGGCCACCAGCGAAGTTCACGTCGATGATCTCTTCGAGGTAGCCGACTTCGTAGGGGGCATCAGCCACGGTCGCGATCCCACACCCACGTCTCGCCGGTGACCTTGTCCTGCATCGTCAGTTTGTTGATGCGCTTGACCTTGATCCAGTTCTCGCTGGTCGGATCATTATTCTGAAAAACTTTTTCCTCCGTCGTGACGCGGCTTACTTCCGACCAGCGCGACGGCGGGGCTTTCTTGGCGCTCGCACCAGATGCACCCTGCGGTCCTTGCGGGCCTTGTCTACCGGTGATGAAATTGATCACCTGCCGCATCTGGTTTACGGTATTGGTCAGCGACGCCAGGTTGGGCTGCGCCAGCGGGATCGACGGCAGCGACTGGATCGGTTTCGGCGCGTCCGGTTGTTCCGGCGGAATATGACAGACTGTGGGATCGACCATGGGATTAGACCTTCGCCAGCGCCTTTACCGATGTGCCGATCTGGACGTTCTCGATTGGCACGCGCGCCGTGATCTCGAAATACCAGGTCTCGTGCTTGGTATCGCCGAGGATGCGCAGCAACTCTTGCACTTTCCTGATCTCGCGCACGGTGATCAGCACGTCGTCGCCGGCGAACACGCGGATGAAGCCGTAGCGATCGGCAGGGAGCGTGTTCCACACGGGATCGTTGGTGTCGTTTTGTAGCCGCGTCGGATTTAAGTTCGGCGTTCCCGCCGGAATCGTGAACTTGACCCGCATAGCGCTGAAATTTTTGCGGGCGTTCTGCTGGAATTTTTTCGATCGCCAGGTGTAGACGACGCTCGTGGGCGCTGCGTCACTGAAGTCATAATAGAACACCTGGTTGTTCTGCACCACGAGCGCCGTGGCGGACCAGTGATCGATGGTGAGATTGTCCACGTTGAACCCGTTGGGACCGTTCAACAGATTGAACCCCATACGGTGGCCGCCCGGCTGCGGCCAGATCGTAAAGCTCTGTGCATCCGCCGGATTAAGCTCGATCGTGAAGCCCCTTTGGGACTCGCTGGTGTCACCGTTGCGGGTGCATCCCAGCGCGAAAAACTGCGAGGCCAGGAACACCGCAACCAGGTTTTTTTGCGAGGTCAGTTGCTGCCACTTCTCGCGCGTGATCCAAAGCTCTGTGGTGTTGGTCACGGACCCGTATTGCGTCACCAGGATCAGGCCATTGCGACCGGCATAGTAGACACCATCCGTGTTTCCCAGGATGCTCTTGCGCGAGTGACACGGCTCGCTGTTCTGGATTTTCACCGCCGTCATCGATCCGGGGCTTGTCCCCGTCGCGATATATGGTGCGCCACTGGTGCAGGCAACGACGGTTGAACCCGTCACGCCGAGCCCGACGATCGGATACTCGGTGGTTAGGGTATAACTCGCAGGCCACGCATGAGGCCGGTACGGCTCACTGAACCAAATCTCGTTCCCCACCCAACCAACGGCCATGCCGTTCGGCATGGAGATAATCCCCTGCAAGCCCTCCGGCGGGGGGGTCCACAACTGGCTCTGAAGCTGGAAGTTGGTGACGACTATGTCGTCTGTGATTATATCGCTGTAGCTCGCCGTCGTTACGGCGAGATCAGCGATAAAGAAATAAGTCGTGGCGCCGGCAGTGGCGGTGACCGAACGATACAGCCTGATCATCTTGATGTTGCGGGTGATGCCCAGTTGGTCCGGCGGCGGCTCGAACAGGTTGATCGTCCAGGTGCCGTTGCTCCAGCCGGTCACCACCGTCGCCGGCGACGGTGGGCTTTCTTCGTCGTATTCGGTGACGTAGGTGTAGACGTAGCTGCGCGCTTCCTGCACAGAAGAAGCCGTGAAGTCTCCCCACACCTGCAAATCGGCAAAGCCAGAAGACCCGCTGTTTACAATCAGCGGGGGGCCGTTCGAAAACGTATTAAGTCCGACAAACCCCGCGGAGCCGGCGTCGTCGGCGATCTGGAACGCGATCGGCGTGTCGCACATGAAGCCGATCCAGTACTGCGTGTTCGTCAACAACCCCGTCGGATTGACGAACGCACTGGTGACGTTCGAGCCTGCGGCTGTCCCCGTGACCGGCTGGCCGGCATTCAGCAGTTGGTGGGGGACGCCGTTGAGATCGTCGTAGACCAGCGCGGCGAACCGCGCAGTGGTACTTGAGGTTTGCGGCACGGCGGTGACATCGTTCAGGATCATCGCGCCGGTCGGCGTAACTGGGATCAGGTAGATGATATTCGAGCCGGGGGTGCCAACATTAGAAGAAGTGCTGGTCGAGAACCCCAGAGTGGCAGTATTCCCGCCCCCGCTAACCGTGACGCCCGGCGCGCATCCAGGCGCGGGAACACCCAAAAGCCATGGCGGTAGGCCTGCCTCGATGCGCGCCCGCGTGTTGTACTGCGGGGCGAGCGACGGGCTGGCGAAGTAATAACGGTCAAAACTGTCATCCACCACCGGCGAACGCATCACGTCGGTCTCCGGGTCGACGAATTCCAGCCAGGTGGCCGCCCCGGTGATCGAGCTATCGAACGTCTGGTTCAGGCCGCCTTGAAATGTAGTCGTCGGAGCGGTGACGTACTTCCACTGAAGCCGCGCGCCCGCGGTACTGTCTGCAACGAGCGTGGTATTGTAGGCCGCACCGAACGCCGGTGCGAACACCTGAATTCGTACCACGTCCAGTGCGAGGATGTTCTTGGTGACGGGTGACGTTTGGTCGACGGCGGGGTTGGCGACGGTGCCGGTGCCGTAGAGCGTGCCCTGGTTGGTCGCCTTGCCGTTCTCCTGGGTGAAGGCGCCATATAAATTGGTCGCGCTTGCCGCGGCACTGGCACCAATTAAAACGTCATACGCTTTGGTTACCGTGGCGGTAAACGTATATACTTCCTCGCCCAAGGTAATCTGATCCCCCTGGATCGGATTACCGAGGAAATATAAAGTCGCATTAGCGATCGCCTGCGTGGTGGTCGGCACGCGATAGACCATCTTCGCTGCGGTGTTGTTCAGGTTGCGCAGCACCTTGGGCTGGCGCCAGCCTTCGAGCCGCCCGGAGAACAGATATCCGTTCAGTGACGACGTCGCCTGTCCATCCGGCAGAAGAAGATCGCTCCAGGCCGGCAGCATCCCGCCGAACTGCTGGAGTTTAAAGCTGTCCGGCTTGGACTGGGTATTGTTGCTCGGCTGCGGCGTCGGATCGGTCATGCCCCTCTCATGCGTCGGGGGTGATTAATCCCAACTTACCGGTGACCGGGTCCGGGACCATATTATTCGGTCTGTGAGCCGGGGTCGAAAATCCTTCCGTCTTGGGATCGGCGACCGGCTGGGGGCGCAACGCCAGTTGTTCCTCGGCCTTTTTGACCGCCCGGCGGCCGGCTTCCAGTTCCTGCTCGCGTGCCGACAATTGTCGCTCCGTCATCGGCGGCGGCACATAGACCGGTTTCGGCTTGTCGGCGTGGGCGCGAAGCGTATCGAGCAGTTTCTCGCGGCCTTGCGCGGCGAGGCCGGCGATACTCACGAACTCCTCCGGTTCGACGTTCTTGTCGCCGACGGCTTCGGCAGCCTTGATCTTGTCGGCCATGATCTTTTCTTCGGCGTCAGCCTGAGCCCTTAACTTGAGCGTCGGCTTCTCCTCGTTCGCTGTCGGGTGCTTGTCCTGATTGGCTGGCATTGTCTTCTCCTAGTGATGCGGCACGATAAGCGCCGTGGTCGGCGCGTGAAAATCGCCCGCCGCTGATATGTCCCGGGCGAGTAGGGGCGGGTTTATTGCGCTCCATCGTGGTAGTCTTCCCATTTGCAGGGGCGCACGAACTCTTGCGCATCGATATAAAGCAGTTCCGGATGATCCGACGGGCCTTCCCAGCCGTGCTTGGCGAGAACGCGTGCAGTTCGGTCTTTATAAAACATCCACAGCATCTGCGTGCCTTCCTCGCTGTAGGGACCCTCCGGACCAAGCGAGGCCGAATGAAAGCCGAACTCGGCGTTGCGGGTGGCGCAGACGCGGTCGTTAGGGAGGAAAGCCAGGACGAGGGTGCAAGCCGAAACACACCTGCCCTCAATACGAACCTGGTCGCCGGCCTCATACCACTGCCAGTATTTGGCAATAAAGGCGACCACGATCCCGCCGGGATCGTCAGCAATCGTGTGCGTGGTGGACGCCGCGGCCGGGCTGCTACTGAGCATCAGGAGAATCGCAATCACCGCCCGCCACATGTTTACTTCCCCCTGCCCGAGGGTCTGAATTTCGCGAACGTCTGTGCCAGGCGCGCCTGCTTGCCGAGTCGTCCGGGCGCGTTCTTCTCCTTCGCCGCGTAAGCCTGCGTCGACATGCCGGCCTTCTCGGCTTTTGCCTTGAATGCACCGGGGCGCTTCACGGCGTTCTTCATCCAGTCGCCGGCCATCTCACTCCCCTGTTTTACTGTTGAAATACATGTGCCCGACCGCGGCCACGGAGCCGGCACCAAAAATGCCGGCAATGATGACGCCCGCCCATGTGCCAACTGTGCCAGTGATCTCCGGGGTGAACCCATACACGCCGTAAATCCATTTGCAGAAGACGTTGTCCCAAATCACGACCTTCCATTCGTAGATGATCCAGGGGAAGGCAAAACCGCCGACCAGGAACATCAGGAACTTGCTCTGCGCCACCGTGTTGAGGAACGATACCCGTACCTGTCCCTCTGCGACGATCCCGGTCACCAACTGCTTTGCGACTTCGACGTTGCCGCCGATGCGTGCGGTAGTGATTTTCACCTTGCTGTCGTAGTACTTCGCAGCAAAAGCGTTGACGCCGTTGACGAGCGCGGGCAGGGCCTGGACGAAAGCAAGGATCGCCGTGAGGATCACCTGATGCTCCCGTCCGGATTATACTCGGCATTGCGCCGGCGCAGGCTTTCGGAGATCAGTGCGTTGACGAAGATGTAACACTGCAAGAGTCGGTGATCGCTGATGATCTCCGACAGGTCGACGGATTGAAGCGCCGTGTAGACGATCAACACGACGTACTGCGCCCGCGCCCACCAGATCAGTTCGCTGGAGTGAAACGTGCTGTGCAGGTAACCGAGTTCGGCCTTGATCCGCTGCCACATTAGCCGGCCATCCTGTTGTGGATGACAAGTCCGACGATCGCGATGACAGCCGCCGCAATGACGACAATCGCGACGGTAGTATGACTGGCACCGGCGGCATGCGCCGCGGCGCCCGCAGAGCCCGCCGACGTCACAACGACAGCCGTCTTCTTTTTCGAGATGGCGGGCACCGCGGTCGGAACGGTAGTCGAAATAACTGCGCCGGCGAACACCCGGCGCTGAGCTTCTAGCCAATCCGCGGCGGGAGCCGGATAGGGCTTGCCGGCTTCATGGCCGGCTTGCGCCTTGAGAAAGGCGAGCCCCATCGGGCCCTTCCAGAACGCATCGTCCATGATCGTGTCGCGGGTCATACCCGGCACGCGGGCGAGCACATAGGCTTCATAACTAGGCGTATTGTTGTGACCATCCCAAATGTCGATCGCAGCCTCGAATTTCTTGTTCTTGTAGTTCGGGGACGTGCGCCACAGGTCAAGCTGCGCGCAGATGCCATGCACGTAGGTCGGAAACACTGCGATGTTATTGCCTTGACCGAGGCCGTCGTTGAGGTAGACCGTCTGCACGCTTCCCCATTTCCTGGCCAGCGGATTGTTGGTTTCAACGGTACTGTCCGCGGAAGGCCGTTTTCCGGTTCTGCCCCACATCGCGCCGGGGTTTTTATAGCGAATCGAGGCGGGCTCCATGTTACGCGGCCGGCGGTGCGGCTACCGGAGCAGCCAGGGCTGGAGCGGCCACAACTGGCTTCACTGGCGCGATCTTCGCGATCAACGACGCCTGGTACTGTTTGACGTCCGCAAGCAAACCAGCTTCGACATTCTTCAGGCCGGCCCGCATGTCAGCCGGGACGCCGGCGAAAAAATCCTTGATCTTCTGGGAAAAGACCAGCGTGACGACGAACACGGCAACATAGCCTGCGAGCGTCAGATCGACGTAGGCGAGAAGGGTGGACATGGCGATCTCCGTCAGGGGGCTACGACCGTGTATGCAACCGTGTGCTTCACGATTTCGGTTCTGCTGTCGGTACCCTGTAAATCAACGGTAAAGTTTTCATTTACCGCACCGCCGTTGACGAAGAACACCCCTTCACCTTCGGCGTTTACCGACACCTGCGAGATCGTCGCCGTCGTGGTGGAAGCGGGATCAATCACCGCGGTGAACGCCGTGATCGTGATCCCGGGCTCCAGGAACTCGGAGAAGTCTACGATATAACGGATAGAGTTGCCCGCGGTGTGAAACAGATTTTTCAGCAACATTGAGATTCTCCCATCATTTAGTGGACAATAAACCCGGCAAAAAAACAAAATACGCCGTCAAGGATAATGGTGCCGGTGGCCTGAACGACCCCAAACAACTCGTAGAAATCGGTCCCGTTGGCCTGATCCACAAAAAGGACAGTGGTTCCGTCGGCTTTATTCGCGAAAGCTTGCATTTGGATACCTTCAGCGATGCGTACTCCATTCTTAAAGATCGCAGGGATAACATACTGTCCAACCGCGATCGTAATGGGATCCGCAGTGGCCAAACACGCGGATATAGCGACGACGCCGGCTGGCGGCGTCCACCTGAAGTTCGTCACGTTGTCATAGTGTGATCCGCCGACTTCGAACACTTTGTTGTTCAGAGCTAATTTCGTGAACGCAGAGGAGCCGGCGAAACCGGAAAAATTCGTCCCGCCAAAGTCGGCACGAAAAGCCACCACCGCGGCAGCATTGCCGGTGGGTCCAGTGCTACCGATCGATCCCGTAGAGCCAGTGTTGCCGGTGGGTCCAGTCACACCTTGGATGCCCTGCGCTCCCGTAGGACCAGTCACGCCCTGAATGCCTTGCGTACCAGTAGGTCCGGTCGCACCTTGGATACCCGGTGATCCCGTTGGACCAACACCTCCGTTTGTTCCCGGATTACCTTGTTGACCAGTCGGTCCGGTCGCGCCCTGAATGCCCTGCGATCCCGTCGGACCGGTCACACCTTGCACGCCAGTGTTTCCGGTGGGACCGGGGTTGCCTTGCAAACCCGTCGGACCTGTTACACCCGATCCTGTTGCGCCTGTTGGCCCTGCGCCGCCGGCTCCCGTCGCACCGGTCGCACCGGTAGGACCGACGATCGAGAGCATCAGTTGCTGGTTGCCGGACAGAATGACCTGACCGCCGTTGGTCCCGATCGTGACCTGGTAGTGGTCGTAACGGATTTGGCTGCGCGACGTCGTCTGCGCGAAGATCACATCGAACTGGTCGCCCAGCGTGCCGTTGTTGAGGAAGAAGCAAAACGCGCGATCGTTGGTCGCCGGCAAGACCTGCACGCCGTCGACCGTCGCGGTACCCGCATCTATCGTTGCGACAACACTGGCCAACGTCTCGTCAGCGCCCAGCCATTCGTCGCAATCGACGATGTAGCGAATCCGTTCGCCGACATTCTGGCTGATCGTGCGAAGAAGCATGTTACTTCCTCGGCGGCACGGGAATGCGACGATCGATCGGTTTGATCGCGATCACGCGTATGACCGGCGGCACGGTGATACGGCGTGGCACCGGCGGCACAAGGATGCGAACGGCGGGTTCTCCCATGGATCACCCCACGATCAGGCCGCGGGACGAAGCCGGCAACACGAACGCATCCCAGCTAGTAAATCCGCTCGGAATCGCCTGCACGAAAGCCGAGGCGCCGAAATTCACCGTGGCGTGCGGTGAACCTGAGTTTGCCTGTAGTCTTACCGCACCAAACCAACCGGAAGACCCAGGTATATTAAATCCACCTACATTTGTGGTCGGGTTCGCCGTACCACTATTATTCCAGATACCTGCATCCAGGCGGCCCCATATTTTGCTATTTACCAAATCGAGCGCGAAGCAGGCCACATGGCCGGAAGGATCGGGCAGCCCAGTCACGTCAAAACCACCGCCGCTGCCGAAGATGCCGCCTTGCGAAAGGCCTATCGTGTTGGAAGACGCCAGCCCGTCGGTCTCATTCCAACTGCTATTGGCTAAACCCACCCAGTCGCTGCTATTGGAAAGCAATATGGTAGGAAACTCGAAATAGAACTTGCCCCCGGAAGCGAGCAGTTTCTGCGTCGTCGATCGCACGCCGTCAGCCGTGTTGACACTATTCGTCGCCGTAAGGTTACCCCCGACAAAACGGATGTCGGCGGTTTTGTCAGCAGGGTTCCACGTCGTCATGTGCGCGTGACTTTCAGCGACAACGTGACGCGCGTGATCGTCGTCGCGCTATTGACGTTGAACCCGAGAATGTCGCCGGCAGCGATCGACGTGGTCCAGCCAGACAGCGTGCTGTCTTGCGCCACCACGCCGCTGGAAATCGTCGGTGGTGTGGTGCTGGTGATCTTGTCTGTCGCGGCCGGATGCGTCGGCGGCGCAAACGCGGCTTCCGTACATTTGAAAATGTCGACCACCACCGAGCCAGTCTGATCAGCCAGCGTGGTGACCCGGTTGATCGTGCAAGCAAAGGGTATCTCCAGGTATCCTTTGATACCTGTGGTCAGCGCCACGCCGCCGCCGTCGATCACAAACTCGATGCCGGAGACCTGGCTCGGGCCGGTGGGTCCGGTATTTCCTGTAGGCCCTGTCGGACCACCGCTCGGCCCGGTGTTGCCTGTCGGACCGATTGACCCGTTGGTACCCGCGGCGCCAGTTGGTCCCGTACCGAAGGGACCAGTCGGGCCGGTAAACGATGCGCCCGTCGGGCCCGTTCCGCCGACACTCGCCGGTCCGGTGAAGCCGGTCGCACCTTTTGGACCGGTCACACCGGTTGCGCCGGTCGCGCCGAAGCCAGTCGCGCCGGTCGGACCCGTAACACTAAGGCCGGCGGCGCCGGTCGAACCTGTGAAGCCGGTCGGACCTGTCGCGCCACCACCCGGACCGGTCGGGCCGCTGACGACGCGTATGGGCTGCGCCAGAATTTGCGCCGGTGCGACTTCTAGAACGGGCATCTCAATCCTCCGTGATTCCTTGTTCAATGAAGAGATGCCCGAACATCAACTGCGAACGGATCGGCGGCACGGAGCCATCGAGCATGATCAGGTCGTAGACGTACTGCCCGACCGGAAGCGCCGCGGTAATCGCGCTGTCAGGAATGTTGAATTGCAAGATGCGCTGCACAGCGTCGCTCACAACGATCTGGCCGGCGGCGGATGTCCATGTCACCAACGGCGTCACATCGTTGCGCGAGGCTTTCACTTCCATCTTGAAAGTCATGCCAGTGAACGACCACGAGGTATCGCCGACCACGCCGAATTGCAGTGCGTCCTGCATGGTCGCGTTGTTGGTCTCGAACAGATCGACTTGGGCAGCGGTGGGAGCCTGCATCAGAACGACCTCTCGTTACCGTTTCCGACCGTGGGCACGCCACCTTGCTGGCTTCGCGTGCGGAAGCCTTGCGGATAAGCCCATGCCTGCGAGCCCACGGTATTTGCGCGCAGCTTCGAGACCCGAGCCCGCGCGATGGCATCGCGAAATCGTTTAAGGTGGTACGTCGCCTTGTCCGCGTTGGTATAGCTGCGGCCCGGCGTGTTCATCATCTTGCCGAGGATGCCGTCGAGCAGTCCGACGTGCCAGATCGGCAACAGCCAGTCGGGCCCTTGCGGGATGCTGTCCTTGGTCAGCGGCAGGTAGACGTTCTTCACCAGCGCGGCGGTGAACACCTGCGTGACGTTCACCGGGAATTTCAGCGTGATGGTTCCGATGTCGAACATCAGCGCTGGTTGCGGCGTGCCGTTGCTGTCGATCACGCCGGCGAGCCGGATGATCTGGCCTTCCGTGACCTGTACGGGATAGGCGATGTTGTTCGGAGCACCGGTAGAAGTCACGCCGGTCGACGGGATCACGTTGAACGGGACCATCTCGGTCCACGCCGAACTGTCGTTGAGAAATTCGCTCAACACGTCATACATCTCATTCTTGAGCGCGGCGATGCCGGCGCCGGTCAATTGCGCCTGCGCCTGGGCGATCAACTGCTCCCAGTCCTGTTTGTTGATCATTGTGGTTGGCCTCCGGCGCCGGAGCCGGGTCGCGTGCCGGTGAGGATGCTGGCAAACGTCGCCAGGAACATCGCGGCGCGAACGTCCTGGATATCTTCCTGATCCCGCTCCAGCGCGTAGCCCGTCATACCGTGCAGGATGCCGAGCCTGAACTGCGGCTCCATCGGCACCGGTTGGCCCTGGTTCTGGTTGAACTGCGGGACTTCGGGCTCTCCTGGGGCGCGGCGGCGCAATACAAATAAATCAGGACGTATGCGGCGTGCTTCGAACAAGGTGAGGTTGAGCGCGGTCAGCAGCGAGGGATCGTCGTAGCGAAACGGCGAGATCAAATCCTGCAACAGCACCCGACTGTCGTTGACATAGTCGGTCACCGTCGCGAGTTCACTGAGGAAGGTGCCCATACTCCGCAGCCCTTTTAGTTGCTGCCGAACAGGTCAACTTCGAGCGACGTCGCACCGGCGTAGGTGCCAACAGAGGTCCACTTCACCCGCCAAAAGCGCCCAATGATCCCGTTCTTCGCGGTGTTCGCCGCCAGCGTACCGTCAGTGAGCGTCGCAACAGCACCCGTAGTAACGGGTCCTGTTGAAGCCAACTTGGTGGCTGCTGCCGTCGTAACCTGGATGTCAAAAACATCCATCCAGAAAGAATTATCAAATGACGTCTGGGTATACACATCGACAGACGTGCCGCCGGAGCCATACAAAAATTTGACGATAGCAGTGACCATCCTCGGAGTGTTCCCCCCGATGTCGATCACCTGCGACAACTGGTTGGCCTGCGCAGTCGTGATGATTGTAGGCGGAAGAAGGATCATGGTGGCGGAACTCCACATAAAAATGCTCCCGGGAACGTCATCCCGGGAGCACTAAGTTTTCGTAATCGGAGGGTTTAGGTGGGGGGAGTTAGCCCCGGACATATGCCAACAGGCGCAACGCGCCGGCTTCGTCATCACCAAACGCGCGAAGCATGTTATTGTGGTTTTTGCATAATAGGCCACGCACGCGGCCAGTTTCGTGGTCATGGTCCACGACAAGCTTTGTCTTGTTACAAAAAACGCAGTGTCCCTGCTGTGTCGCTAGTAAAGCGTCATATGCCTCGGGCTCAAGGTCGTAGAGGTATCGTCGGTTCTGATGACGAAAATAGTCTGGATTAGCCGCCCGCCATAGCGCGTTGCGCGCCAATTCGGCGGCACTGTTCAGCGCGTAATACCTGCGCCCTTTCTTTCGATATTTCTCCGGATCGGCTGCGTACCGGCGTTTGTGGGCAGCGCGTTGTTGCGCGCGTCTGGTCGCTAGTTTGCCCGGATCAGCAGCGATAGCTGCTTCGTGATCTCGTAAATATTGCCGGCGTGCTTCCGGGTCTTTGTGCGGCATCTAGTGTATCTCCGTCGGGGATGGTGGATATACACATAAAGCGGCCGGCGAATGATGTCAAATCCATTTCGCCGGCCGTAATATTTACGTCAAGTAGACTAGTTAACTGTTGGGAGTCACCTGACTCTGAACCAAGGCCTTCCCGTCTACGACCTGGTAGCCGTACACTTGGAGCCCTCTAAGTATCTGACCAAACGTGAGTTCCGAGCGCAACGTCTCGACCTTCGAAATCTGACTCGCGAACGTAAGCCCATGGGCATGACCTGCAAAAATAGGCCACTCCCCAGCATTAAAGTTGGTGCTGTCAGTGCTGTTATTCGGAAGTAAGTTAGATATATATATGGTAAATCGATCGACCATGCCGAGCCGTCCGTTGCGCAACATCGAGACGCCGTCACCCGACAGGTAAGCCTGACGGAGTTCCGACTGCTTGATCATGCGACCAGCCCACGACGGCATGACGACCCAGCGGCCGACTTCCGGAATGTTCTGTTCGTCGAGCACCTGACCCATGCGCATCAGCACGTCCAGAAGCTCGATATCACCAACGCCGGGGTTCTTGGAGACCACGCTGAGCGGGGTGCCCTTGACGCCGAGGTTGATGTTGCCAGTGATCGCGCCGGCAGCGGTACCCTTGTTCGCCGCCACCATCTGGTTGACAATGCCGTCCAGCACGTCGCTGTCGACGGTGATCTTCAACTGCTGAGCCGCGTCATCCGACCACATGGAGAGAATGTTCAGATCGCTCTGAATCTCCATGACGTCGTCGAGGATCAGCGAGAAGTACTTGCCGTTCCCGATGAACAACTCGACGGTGCCGCCGGTCGGGCGATCAAGCCCAAGCAGACCGTCGGACTTGTAGTCGTGGATCGAGATCGTGGGCTTGGTGCGAATCTTGACGCGATCGCCCTTGTTCTTGATCTCACCCTCGTAGTCGGTGTTCGAGATCGCAGCGAGGACAGTCGAGGCGTAGAATTTCTCGACAAGCTTGCCGCTCCAAATCTCCGGGATGAAACCCGTCGCCTGAAGGTTGTTACCCGAACTACCAGTGGCCGGATAAAGCGCCGGCGATGATGCCGCAGTTGCGCCAGGAAAACCTGAGCTAGGAATTGCCATTGAAAAAGCCCCCATGTTTGGGGGCCTTCGTCACTTCACAGCGCTACCAAGCCCCCGGATTATCCGCGGACCCGTCCCTCTCGCTGAGCTACGGTGAGATCGGCTTCGAATTGCGCTGCCTGCGCCTCACGGCCGGCATAGAATCCTCGACGCTTATCATCGTAAAACTTGCTGATCTGGGCTCGGGTTATGAATGGCTTGTCTGCGGGCACTTGGGAATCACCCGATGCCGGCTTAGCCCTGCCAGGAGCGGCGAGCGTCCCCAGATCAACCGCGGCTTGTCGAGGAATAGGTTGCTGCTGTTGCTGCGAAACCTGCTGCTCGGCCTGCGGGGTCTGTAACGTCTGACCCGTGGCTGCGACTTCCATCATGAAGTCTCGGAAGACCGCGACGACCCGAGGAGCATCTGCTGCTTGGTATGCCGCGTTCAACACCTGACCTCTCGCCTGCCCAGTGTAAATATTCGGTAAAGCGAGCCACGCCTTGAATTGCGGGCTGCGATTGATCGCGATCCAGTCCGGTATCTGGCGTGACAGTTCAACCTTCACATCCTTCTGCGCTTGCGTTGTTACCTGCTTTTTCAGGTTCTTGTTTTCAGCCTGCAACGCTTCGAGTTCGGGCCCGATCGCTTCGCGCGCGCCGCGCCGCACGACGTCGATAAGCTCGTCGCCGTAGGTCTCGCGGTCCTGGTCGGTAATCAACTTCGCGTGATCCTGACGCGAATTATTTTGCGTGCGAGAATTTTGCGAATTGTTCGCGGGCGCATCGCTGAGCAACGATTGCAAGCGCACTACCTCGTCGCCAAGCTCCTGCATCTGCTGCTGCATGGTGCCGAGCGTGCGCGACTGCGCGTCGTGGCGGCCCTTCATAGACAGGAAGCGATGTTTCCACTCGGTCGCCGAAATGCCTTCGTCGTCACCAGAAACGCCGGTGCGCTGCGGCTGAGGTTGCTCCGGCTGGTGCGACTGCTCTTCAACCTGTTGTGGTTGCTGGGCCGCGGCTTCCGCGTCAGCGACACGAGAAGCTTCCGCCTCGGCCGCAGCTTTTTCTTCCGCGGTAGGCTCCGGCGGCGCATAAATCTGCTGGTGGATCGCCTCGGCATGGGCCGCAGAGGCTTTCACATGATCGGGGACGCGAACGTTGGGGTCGACAGAAAAATCGGTCAGGCCTGTGCCATCAGCGACTTTGTCATTGGCTGCCATGGTGAACGGCTCCTTGGGCGCGCGGAATTACTCGTTTCTCGCGGGCGGTTGCAGTGGGGATTTGAGGGCGTGGCATTCCCGGAACAGGCGCAGGAACGCGAGGCATTGCTTCGCTCGACCTTGCATGTTCAGGATTTGATCCTGCGGCGCGTCGGTTACCGCCACGGTAATTTCGTTCGTGTAGGCAGCGAACGTCTCAACGAACTGCTCGAACCCTTCAGGGTCGGCATTTCGGAGTCTCAACGCGAAATGACTCAGAACATCAGTGGATTTCAAGCAATACCGTTTCCTGCCCACGAACCGCTGCCGAGACCGTCGGGAGCAGGCGCGGGCTGTGCCATTGGGGTGGCTTTCTGGTAGCTCTGAAACGAGGATGGTCCGCCACCGGCAGCACTACCGGGGAGATCACGCTGGTCAGAACCCTTGTTGGGGTCATTGTGCATGGTACCCTTCTTGTGGATACCGATCGGGGTCATGTGCTTCTTGAACATCAGATGCCTCCCAGTCGCCCCGGCCCGAACGGATTAGGCGACTGCGTTGGCGCGGGTGCGGGCGCTGTCTTGCCGTACTCGCGGGTGTTCCCCATACCGGGCCCTACCGGCTTGATCCGTGCGAGGTTGCCGCCAAGCCCAGTCCCGACTTTCGGCGGCTTCATCCCGACACTCGATGCGGCGCCCGGCGAGGGTACCGACATCGGCGCGGAAGGCTTCTTGCCGCTGATCGTGGACCGGTTGACCATTAGCGGGCGCTCGTTTTGCCCGCCTGCGCCGGCTGCGAACCAGCAAATCCAAACATCTTGGTCTTGCCGCCGCAGGCGTACTTGTCGCTGGAGCCGCCGTCGTGTGAGCCCTGGTCGGTGGTACCCGCACCTTTTTCGCCCGCCTGCTCCTGCGGCGCGGTCACCGTGCGGTCGCCCTTGCCGAACATCGGGGTGTTGCCACCCTTCGCAAATTCGACATTGTGCGAGGTCTTCTTCTGGAACGCGGCCATCCGTAAATCTCCCGAGGAAAATTGGTCCTGATCGGGGTATCGAGCGGACGGCTAAAAAACCGTTTATCAGTCCTTCGTCAGGATGATCAGCCGCTCGTCCTTGTGGGTCTGATACTCGACCGCTTTCATGTCCTCGAACTCGCGCATCAGCGGACGGATCACATGCTCGCCAAGATCATGGTGCGGGACTTTATAGGGGCAAGCCTCCTCGATTGCGTAGACGCCGTTGCGACAGAGAAACGGCCACAACTGCCGCACCAGGAACATCTGCGGGATCGGGTCATGCACCGCGTCATCGCAGATGAAGTCGAACAGGTGATCGCCGCTCGCCGTCAGGGCGCCGTCGACGGCTTCGAACAGTTCGGGCGCGGCGTAGGCGTCGCACTGGAAGGTGTGAATGCGCTCCTGGTCGTTGAAGATGAAGCGATCGTCGTTGTCGAAACCGTTGATGTGAGCGCCAGGGAAGAACTCGCGCCATGCGAACAACGACGCGCCGACGACGTTGTTGGGGATATCCCTGAACCCGCAGATGCCGATTTCCAGTACATTGGCGACGTCGTGTCGCCGGTCAGCGAGATGTTTATTGTAGGCCGGCGTGTACCCCCAGATGCCTTTGTCAGTGCCGAAGCGAGTGAACAGGCTGTCGAGATAGCTCATGATTGCAACTCCGGCCGAAAGTTATCGAACATGGAAACGTCGTGGTCGGCGCGATACCAGTGGAATGGCTTTGGCACTTTCTGCTCGACGCGGGCCCAGGTGTTCACTTCCCACTCGATGTTGCCTGTGGTGCGGAAGTGGTTGCGCGCAATCGCCCGGCATGACGCATCGAACAGATTGACGAGCTTGCGCGGCACCGCGATGACAGACCCGCAGAAACGCCAGCACGGATAGGGGTTCTCGATCACGTCGGGTTTGCCCCAGCAACCGGGGGCGTAGATCGCCTTGTCGTCGAGCTTCTGGAAGAACCGATGTATGGATTCGTTGTTGACGCCCGGGAGGCGGAAAACGCCGTAGTCGACCCACACCAGCACGTCGGCGTCTTCATCCTCTTCGGCCGCCTGCACCAGCCACGCGGACTTCTGATGATTCACGCAGTGATAGGCGAGTGTGTTCTTCGCCGGGTTGTCGTGCGGCGAGATCGTCGGGATGATCTTCTGGGCCTTCACGAACTGCCACAGCCAGGTGTCCTCGACGTGGGCATAAAATGCCTTCTTCGGTACAGGAACGCCACTCAGTTGTTCGCCAAGCTCGCCATACTCGGCCGCAGAGCGCGGGTGGGCCGGAATCGGGATGTAACCTGTAACGAGCTTAATTTTCATGGAACTCGCTCAGCATCGTCGCAACGTCGGTGATCGACACCTGCGCCAGCATGGCCTGGGCATCCTTCACGCCGTAGGAAAGCACCAGATCGAGACCGTTGGGATGGGGCGCGAGGCCGGCGCAAAACTCGATCTGCTGGGCGTGGAAGCAGAACGGCAGGGACAAGCGTCGCAGCGTGTAATCGCGGCTCAGCCACGCGAACCGGTGTGCATATATCCGGCGGTAGTCACCGGGGTCGATCGCTTCATGGACGACACACAACCAGCCGTTCTTGAACGGGATGCACTGACTGCCACCGCTGATATTATCGACCGCGATCTTGGCGGGAGCGCGGGACACCGACAACTTGTTGACATCGCCCGCAACGACCGTGTCGAGGCGGTAGACGTAATGCAGGTCGTCACCGTCGACCAGCGGCATCCAGTTCTTCTCGCACGCGGAGCCATCGGTCAGGAAGGTCGTAGGTTTGTCCGCGGTCACTGTCACGAGCGCTTGTACTGGCGTACCGCTGGCGAGATACTCGCGGACGCAGGCGGTCGCCCATAGCTCGTCTTTCCACGAGAACAACCGCATGTCTTCGAGCCCGCGCACCAGCGTGAATTGCGGATCGAGCGGCGCCTCCCAGATAATCGGCTGTTGCGAAGCTGTCGACAGGTCGGCGTTGAGTCGCAACAACAGGTTCTTGGTGTCGATCGGATTGCTGCCGTTGGGTTCGCCTTCGCCCTTGATCAGGTAGCGTCCGTCACCGTCAATCGTGTAATTGACCGTGCGCACGATGCAATGAAGCTCGCCATTATGCAGCGCCACCGACGGGTTCATCGCGACATAATCTGGTTGCGGCGTGGCGTGAATCTCGCGCGATTTGAACGACGGGCAGTGTTCAGCGAGCGGGCGCAAGTACCAGCGAAGATTTTGGCGGGCGCCGTGGCGAACCTGCGCCGGCACCGACAAATCGAGCCCGAGCCCACTACAGACACGCGCAGCTAGTTTCTTGTCGGCGTCGTCGCCATAAAACCCCAGGATCGAAAATTCTTCCCGGAAGCCCCAATCATACACCCAGTCGGCGACGAACAGCGTATCGTCGGGTCGCTTGAGGTGGAGGCCCGCCTTACAAAAAATAAGGGCTGTTTTCTGACAGTCCGGCTTCTCGCGATAGTGCTTGGTGAGGTCATACAGCGCTTCCGCGCGTTGCGGGCGGCGGTTGTATGCACTCAGCGCAGTGTAGGTGAACCCGGCCTCAATAGACTGCTGTTCTTTGAGGCATGCGGCGAGATTGATTTCCGCATTCCAGACTTCTTCATCCCAGTCACCGAGTTCGATGCGCTTCTTGTAGGCCTGTTCAGCCTGATGCCACATACCGGCATCGCGATAGCTGTTCGCAAGATAGAACCACGATCGTGGGTTCTCAGGGTCTTTCTCGATATCGGCAAGAAGAAGCTCAATATCGCGTTCGAACTTGTTGGCGCGGTTCGAGCCGTCAGCGTGATCAATAAAGTCCGCACCATCGATCGTCCCCGCGGTTGGAACATCGAGATATTCGTGCGTGGCGCCGATATACCGGCCCTCGGTGCGGGTATGGAGTAAACGAGTGTTGGGGTACGACACACCGCCGGCGACTTGAATCATTGTGTATGACGGACCGTCGAGCCCCTCAAACGCGTCGGGCCTCGTGACGCGCAACTCCATGTCGGCGTCCATCAGTAGAAAATAGTGTGCATTGTGCGATGATCGGTAGAGATGCGCAGCGGCAAGGGCTAAGTTGCGGGCCTGCGAAAAGTTCTCGAACGGACCGTCCTTAATCCAGCACTTGATGTGCGGGCGATCGACGAAGAACTTCCGGATGCGATCCTTGGTGTCGTCAGTCGACCCGGTGTCGAGGATTACCGCGGCGGTAATATAGGGGGCAACAGAAGCAAGAGCGCGTTCAATACGCGCGCTCTCGTTTTTCACGATCATACACAAACACAGCTTGGTCATTTTGCACGAAGACCTTGTTGGGGGTTAACCGTTCGAGATGCGGAGCACTCCCACACCGGTTGCACCGCCGGGGTTCCACACCGCGCCTACGATATGCGGGTCGAAATTCGGCGGGTCGAATTTGTTCGCGACGACCGGGCCAGCCGGTCCCTGCGGGCCAGTGAATGCTGCGCCATTGCGTTGCGTGCCAGTCGGACCCGTCGCGCCAGTGGCCGAGTTCGCACCGGTGTTGCCGGCGGGGCCGGTTGAGTTGCCAGTCGGTCCCTGAGTGCCGGTCGGTCCGGTCGCACCAAGCGTGCCGGTGTTGCCGGCAAAACCAGTCGGGCCGGTATTGCCGGTCGGGCCAGTGATACCGATTGCACCAGGACCAGCGGGGCCAGTCGGTTGCGCACCTGTCGGGCCCGTCGGACCGGTGAACGCGGCGGCGCCACCACCTGTCGGACCCTTGGCGCCGGTGCTGCCGGCGGGACCCTGGATGTTCTTGTCGTTGATCAGATCGACAACTTCCTTCAGCACCTCGGGGATGCGGTTGTCGTCATAGGTGTCCTTCGACGCGGTGCTCGGATCGAGTGGTTTGAACGCCATTTGCTGGCTCCTGTTAGCCGGCCGAGACCGTCAGAACGCCCACGTTGTTCCAGACTTGCCCGTTGACATGCGGATCGGAAGTCGGCGGTACGAAGATCGATGCGAACGCGCCGGTCGGTCCGGTAGACCCAGTAGGTCCAGTTGCGGCAGCGCCGGTCGGGCCGGTGACGCCGGTACCCGTCGGACCCGTCGGACCCGTGGCGCCAGGAGTCGGACCAGTGTTGCCAACAGCGCCGCCCGGTCCGGTTGCACCGATACCGGTCGGGCCGGTAACACCGGTCGGGCCCGTGTTGCCAACAGGTCCCTGCGGACCCTGAATTGGTGCGCTCGATCCGGTCGGGCCAGTTACGCCCGCGGGGCCCGTGTTACCGGTCGCGCCAGTCGATGCGCCGGTCGGACCAGCAGGGCCGGTGACGCCGGTGGGGCCGCCGATATTGCCCGCGTTGATCGCATCAACGGCCTGCTTGAGGACATTGCCGATCGAATTACGGTCGTAATTTTTACTGGACAGGATGGCCATCTGTTACCCCTACGGCAGGCGCTGCCTGCTCCCTTCTAAAAGTCGAACCCGTTACTCTTTTCTTTATCCAGCCGCCGTCAGCCGACGCCCTCACGAACTACTTAATTAAAACGTACTCAGCGCCGCCCGCTTCCAGGTGTTGGTCGCAGTACAGACGTAGATGAAGCCGGCGTCCCAGACGATCGCGCCGGCCTTGCCTGGAGCGCTAGATGATGCCGGCGTGATCAATGGCGCAGCTATCGGTGCAACGCCCAGCGTTGCACCTGTCATATCGAGCCCGTAGTTGTGCGAGCCGTTGATTGTGTAAGAGACCGACGCCGAACTGTCGTCGCGCAGGAACGTCGTCTTGATGCTGCCCGATATAGCAGCCACGCCCACGTCAAATTGCGACCCAGCAATGGCAATAATTCCGCAAGCAAAACCGTTATTCGAACTCGCGCCGCTCTGACCGCTCGAACTCAGCCACAGCGCGCCGCCGAAACCGAAATTACCGGCGAAACTGATCGGGGTGGTCGTCTGATTGTTGGCCCTGATCTCCGTGCCGACGATACCCGCCGTCGCGGTATTGCGCCGGCCTTCCAGATACGCACCAGTCCCCTTTCCGGTGCTCGTCCCGAACGCCATGCCTAATCCGGTAATGGCGACAGTGTCGAAGTTCATCGCACCCTTCGAGGCCGCCCAGAGGGCGCAAGTCTGCATGCCGCTGGTTGACATGCCGACCGAATAGAGTGCCAGCGTCGCGTTGCCTTCATTGTCTACCGGGTTGGCGAATAATGAAGCGCTAAGGTTTTCGGTGCGTGAAATTTTAACCGACGGTCCAGCCGTGGTGATCGCCGCTGAACCGAAATTCCCCTGCGCCAACTCCCAGTTCTGGGGTGCGTATGAATTGAACAGGAATTGCGAGGTCCCATTGATGACGTTCGGACCGACGTTAGCGACATCCGCCAGTTGCTTGAGGATGCTGTCGATACTGTTCGGATCGTAGTTACGCGACGAGAGGACTGGCGCCATCAGCCGACGCCCCCGCTAACCGGCTTGGCGCCCGCACCGGGTTGACTGCCGGTGAGGTGCGTCTGCGGCCCCATCGAATGCGACAACTGACTCGGTTGCATGCCTTGTGCACGTGACGCGTCCTGCGGCCCTGGTGGACCGGCGTTCAAACTCGGATCACTCATTGTTGATTGGCCGCCGAGCGTGCCGATATGTGTGGGCTTGCCCTCCGGCATCTGTTCGCGTTGTGCGAGAATGCCGGACGTCAGTTCGGTGGTGATGCGCTTGACGCCGGCCTCGACGCCCTGGTTAACAGCCTGCGTAATCAGCGCGTCGATGTTGCCGCCGTTCTGTGCTTGCGCCTCTTGCTGCTTCATCATTTGTTCGATCTGGTCTTCAGACGGCACGATATCCTCACCCGGCATGCCGATCGTCGATGACACGTTGCGCAGCACGGTCGAGCGGCCCTTCAGCCCCATGATCTTCATGTCGGTCGGGTTGTTGGTCGCGGTCAGGAACTCGATCTGGCGCTGCCGGAGGGTTTCCCTCTGAATGGCTACGTTGACGCCCTGCACCGTGACCTTCTCTTCGCCGGTGAGCAGGCCTGACGTATCGGTCAGCATCAGCAGGTCAAATAATTGGAGGAGTGCTTCCTCCAATACGTCCCGATCGATATTCGCCGACACTGTCTGCAAAATCTTCGAGGCGTTGCCCATCAGCATCGCCAGACCAGACGCCGTTCTCCCAGCACCCGAGCCGGCCTGGCCGCCAACGTATTTCGGGATCGCGCTCACATCGTCCGCGATCGAGGTGAACTCCTGGTAGACCTGGATCAGCGGGGCGGCGTTGCTCGCCGGCATGAAGAAGCTGATCGGCTGGCGAGAGTTGTTGCCAACCGGATCGTTGCGGACGTGCCAGCGTTTCCATGGGTATAAGTCCTCGCCGTTTTCTTCCGGGGCAAGCATGTCGTCGTTGACCACAACCTGCGGACCCGACGAGATCGAGATGTTGTTGACCAGCGAACGCAGTGTGGCGTTGGCGACTTCCTGCAAATCGGCCAAAAGGTCCGTGAGCCCGTTTCCAACGGGCGTTCCAGGGACTTTTTCAAAAGACGTGATGAAATATGGGTGGCGTTGCCGCGGGCTGGGGGAGAGATGCGCCTTGATGACGTGGGTGCCGATCACCCAGACCTGGACATGGTAGTCGCGGAGTTCGTCCTCGACCGCCATGCCGTAGTCTTGAAGAATCCTTCCCTGGACGTTGCCGTTGAACTCCATCATCGAGATCATCCCGGAGCGGTTCCAAGCCGGGTTCTCGCGGTTCTCCAGCACGCTGCGCTCGGCGTCGGTGGTGTCCCAGTTATCGTAGAGGCCGCCGGCGCCGTATTCGTCGAGCACCGCCCTGATCTCGGACACGTTGTAACCGGGCAAATCCAGGAGATCGTTGAGTTCAGCGCGGGTGACGCGCAGCTTCTCGATGGTGTTGGCGTTGGCGATGTCGGCGACGCCAGGGGTGAACCAGAGATCAAACGGCGAGACCCGGTTCCAGGTCAGCCTCGGCACCTGCTTCACGATCGGTTGACCGCCGCCCGGCGGCCAGATCACCTGCGGTACCACCTTGACCACGGGACCTTTGACGCAGGCGAACGGGAAGATCGGGAGATCGACCAGGAACTCGGCGAGGGCGTGATAGAAGCCGCCCTGTCGCAACATATCTTCGATCTTGCCCTCGCTGTCGCGCGCCTGCTTCGCTGCTTTCTTCTTCGCGGCTTCCTCGGCTTGGTCGAGCAGATGGCGCTTGCGATCGGCGGTGTCCGAAGGCGGCGGCGGCGTGCCCAGCGTTTGCGCCACCTTCTGTGCTTCTTGCTGAATCAACTGGTCGATCTGCTGCTTGATGTCGGCCGGGATGTCCGGATCGGCGGGCGGCTGCAACGCCCAAGGCTGGTCCTGCCCGAGATAGATGTCTCGCAGGAGTGAAGAGGCGGCGCGGCACTTCTGCGCGATCATGCGCGCATAGACCGTCGACCCGCCGAACTTGGACAACTCGTTAAGTTTTGTCGGATCGTACTGGCCGTTGAACGTCCGCAATGCGGCAAGCATCCTGTTGCTCCAGCCGGCAGACGTATTTCGGTGGTTCCTGAAAATTTCGAACTGCGCGCGGACGTAGCCGGCAAGTTCCGGATATTGCGGGCCGGCGTTGTTCTCTGCGGCATCTTGGGCGTTTGCACGCGTCACCGCCGCAGCCTGAAGCTGCTGCTCCAACTGGTCAGGCGGTGTGAACTGGATAACGCCGGATTGTCCGAGAGCGGCCATACTCGTCCCACAATTACGCGCGGACGCTCTGACGCAGGCCCCAAACTTTTGCTTAATAGGCTACCGGTAGCGGTGGGGGTGGAAATGGAGGTCACAACCAATGGACCAGCACAGCACCCTTAACCTATGGGTCGGCAACGTGATATCGGCCTCGGCGATTCTGACGACGTTATTGGGCCTCGTGCCGGCAATCGCCGCGATCGTCGCGCTGCTGTGGTACCTGGTCCAAATCTACGAGAGCAATACCATTCAGACGTGGCTCAAGAATCGCCGTCTCCGCAAGCTGGCGCGCTTGAAAGCGAGGGTCATCATGCTGCAAGCGCAACTGGCCCAGCCGGTTACACCTTCGGTTTTCGATCCGCCGTCCCTCGATAAACCCCAGTAATTAGTCCGTCGGCAGCGGTACGCCATGCGGCCATCCGGTTGCCCAGAAGACCGGCCAGATCGCACAACGGAGAAATATAAGCGCTAGGGTCGCATTCGGTGCCATCCCAACGTGGAAGAAGAATGTGAGACAAAAGCCAATCACATAAGTTCCGATCAAAGTCCAAATCCACCACGCCATCTCATATTCTCCCTGTTCGTTTTTCAGGTCCATGCTGCCGAGGTGAATTTCGGGCCTGCACGTTTAGTGCGCGGGCGCAGTCTCCGGGTGATCTCTGGCACCACGCCACCGTGAACAACCAGCGCGACATATTGCAGGTCGTCAGCTACGTGGCTGAAACCTTCTTTGTCGTTCTTCTCGGGGACAGTACGCAGGGCACCAGTTTTCATTTTCGTAAAGCGATAGCCGCCACTCATAGCGCGACACAAGAACGGGCACCCAGTTCTCGATATCATCAGGGACGGACCTCCATTCGTCTGCTGTCCAAGCAGGGCCTCCACAGCGCGCAAGCGCGGCTCGATATCGTTGGTAGGTGCTGGGAACGCAGGTAAGCCAAGTCGTGCCAACGCGTCGAAGCAACTCTCCTCGGAAACGGAGCCCTTCGCAACGCCAGACGGATCGCCCACAAGCGCAACGCGGTAGCCTAGGTACTTCCCACTCAGGAGGATTGGTCGCAAGCTCTGGTTGACGTGCTTCTCCAAACCGACATTGGTACCCGGCACTTCCTGGTGCACCAGGAGTCTCCCCATGTGATCCATCTGGCATATCAGGCTCCATGGGTTGCGTCCGAAGTCCTGTCCGACCAGCAGCGGGTAGCCGGGGATGACTTGCGTGTCGTCGACGATATGAAAGTCCGAGCGGAAGCTGGATTTGAACACGGCAGAGCCGGACGGATCGTCGCCGTACTCGGCACGGACGTAACGGCGGACCCAATCTGAACCCTCGCCGTACATCTCAACAAACCGGTTGTAGTACTGGCGCCCTTGCGCCAGCCTCGCGGGATGGTCGATAGGAAGCTGAATGGTCTTTTCGTTTTGGACCAGCCAGTTGAGGTTCTCGGCATCGGGGGAGAGCCCCGAGGGCTGCTTGAATATCTGGAAGTTCATGGGGGGGTTTTCCATGAACTGGTGCCAGGGCGTCATTTCGGTCGGAAAATTCGTGTCCGCGATCAGGCCGTGCCATGTCGGCGTGCCATCGGGTCCGGATGGGTATCGTCCAAGCCGACCACTGATCGGGCTGATAACGTCGAGGTCCATTTCGATCGCCTCCGACAGCCACGCGCCCGTCAACTGCATTGAAAGTAGGCGAGCCTGATCCTCAGCGTTCTCTAGCGGGATGAAGATCAGTTCGCTGCGTACATCGTCGAACTCAATATGAAACGTACTCTCCGAGACCTTCCAAGACCCGAGGCCGCTCAGCCATTGTTGGCAATCTTTCAAGACAGTGTCACGAAGCTGTTTCAACGTCTGTCGGACAACTGAAAAACGAGTATGGCGACAGCCATCTGCGCCGCGCGATTGCTGCGTGGCACGACGGAGAACTTCGATTACGCACGCGGTTGTCTTGCCAGAGCCAACAGGGCCAGCGATCACACGGCCAAACGCCGCGCTCTTCATGAACCGGGAGCATGTCGGGGGCGCATCGTATTTCAGTTCGGGCATGCGCGGACGCTCGTCCGCATGCCCCAAAGTTTTTATTAACTAGGCGGCTTCTCGGCGCGTGTCGGCGAAGTCCTGCCACGACACCCACGGCTTCTCTTCAGCGAGCGGCGTGAGTTGTTTCTCAAGGTAGACCTGCCAGTGCGCAGTCAGTCCATGTTCCGGATGGGTAAACCAAAGCGCCTGTGACGGTCGCGAATAGGGGGCGCGCAGCACGAGATGGGCGAACTCGTCGTATCCTTTGAGACTATTGTTGACGATGAGTCCCGGCAGGGTGATGTACTGGTGCCAGTGCCCAATGAGGAGCGTGTCGAAATCGCGACCGATCTGAGCCTCAGACCGGTGTGTCTTGAGAGTGCCGCGCATGATCGGACCCAAAGCGCCGATAATCCCATCGCCACCCTTAGTACCAAGACTGTCACCATGAGTAAGAAGATAGCGATGACCAAAAATATTGAAAGCGCAGTCAGCAGTTTCGGGTATTGAGAACTGGACATGCTTGCTCCTTCGGAAGTGGCGGGCGACACCGCAATAGACATTCCACTCGTGGGAGGTGAACACGCGCTCTTTCATCTGCATCTTCTTGGTGGAGCGACCGTGGTTGCCGACGACGCACGGCACAAAGAGTTTGCCGAAGCTGGTCGCCATCATTTCGAGGGCACCCGAAATCAGATCAATCAAGTCCTCGATCGCTTGCTGCGTGGTGCGATCATTGGTCTTCATCAGTTCCTCGTGAATATCACCGCCAAGCATGTCGCCGCCAAGAGCCACAATACAGCCGGGATATGTGATCTTCGCTCGACCCATGTGGTTAAACGCGAGATCGACGGTTGTCTCCGCGAGACACTTAATCCGGCGTCTGGCGACGGTCTTGTCGTAGGTGTTGATGCCAGGCATTCGGACAACTTCCGAGTAGTGCCAGTCGCTCCAGATCGTCGCAGGTACGCCTCTGGCTCCCGCCCGGCCCTCACGTACCGTCCATTCCGGGGGTTCCGGATCATAGGCGGCGATCTTGTAGATGTTCTCGCGGACGGTCTTGGCATCGTCCTGTTCCTTGGTGAGTTGCTCGATCAGCTTGCGCGCCGCAAGAATCTCCGCGTTCTTCTTCTTGATGATATCAGTCGCGTCACGAAGCTGATCGTCGACGGTTTTCAAAGGTACTGCCATTTCTAAATCTCCAGGCGCGCTCACGCCCTTTTACCGAATGTTCGTAACGCAACCTTGTCTCTTTACCCCGAGGAGTGCTTTTCGCCCGCAACCTTCTCGCGCGTCCCTTCGGTGATGAGTCGAAACGACGTTGTCCCTCCCGCCACTTCGCCGTCTGGCGAAATCGTCTGGCCGGCTCCATCCCCCGAGGAGTTAGCTGAAAGCGGCTTTGCGCCACCCGACGTTGAATTTTCCGGCGTAATATCTTTATGTCCAACGACGAGCTTCTCGTCTGCGCCAAGATTGATAGTAATCGTAAATTTTTCGCCGGGGCTGCCACCGGCCACGTCTCGCTCGCCGACACCAGCAACCTTAGCAATGAGCTTAGCCGCCTCGACCACGCCGGGGAGCCCTTCGCTCGCGTTGCCCATTCGGGTAAGCAGTAGTGGAAGCTTATCTTCGAAACCGGCGGCAGCAAGCAGCTTGATGCGGTCCTGCGTGTTGCCGGCCGCGTTCCACTCGATGGTCGCGTGGTGCAGCGCCTGCTTGAAGAACTCGTGGTGTTCGACGAGGAAATCGAATTGCGTCCGGTTGATTTTATAATCCGCAAGTATGTCATGGGTCTCCCGGATATTCTGCGCGATCTCCCGCGCCATCCGCGCCAGCAGGTGAACCGTGAGTTCTTTCGGAAGCTGCACCAGCGCTTTTGCCGCCTGCACACCGGCCGGCGTGAGACCCGTTTGCGTGGGCTCTACGTGGTCTTCAGGAATTACCGCCGCGGTAATTTCTTCCGCCGGCGGCTTCCACACCGCATCCGGATTGGTGATTAGGGCTTCAAAGCCAGTATCGACAAGCTCGTCCATCAGTGAATCGCATCGTCCGACCACGGGCACTCCTGGAGGCGGCGCGCGTGGTTGGCGGCGCCGGCAGAGTAGTGCTCCACCAGGTGGGTGACGTTATCCATCGTTCGTTTAAGTATCGCGGCGTCAAGTTCTCCGCGGCCGAGCAACCCCTGAATGTTGACGATAACCCTGTACTGCGAAGCGTAGGAGTGCAGCGCCAGCGCTACATGCGCGATCCCCATAAATTCGCTGCGTGTGGTCTTGCGATCGTATGCGTCGATCAAGAGCATCGTCGCGCCGTACACGAGACGCGTCACGGCGTCCGGCGCGGGCTTAGTCTCGACCAGGTCGGCGATCAATGCTTCATCGAGAACCGGATCGGCCATCACGCCGCCTCGGCAAGGGGAGCTACGTCCACACCCCCGTCGGGGTACATCACGTGGCTCGTCAACGCGTGGACAGCACGGTCACGCTCGGCCGGTTCCATGCGATATCCGATACCCCAGATCGTTTTGATCTTGACGTCGAACGGCGTCAGCTTGCGGCGCAGGTGACAAATAATGACATCGACCATCTTGAGGTCGGTCTCGTCGCGGTTGGGGTCGCGAAGCGTTTCGATAACCTGATGAAGCTGCTCCTTGGTGACTTCGGACCGCTTGAGCAGAACCGCGAGGATCGACGATTGCAGGCGGGTGGTCTTGAAGACGATCGAGCAAAGGAATTTCAGTTTCTCGTCGTCTTCTAGCACATTGTGCTGTGGAAGTGCTCGTTTCGCGCGGCCCGATCCGGGCGGCCAATCATCCTTCGGTATCTCGGTGATCGTGCCACGGTGCATCGCGTCGTGGAGAATTTCATATACTTCGTCGCCGGGAATTTTGCAGGCCCGGGCGATCGCACGAACCGGTATTCCTTCATCTGCCAGTCGTACAACAACCTTCCTGGTGTCAGCGTTTGTTGGAGTTTCTAGGGGGACAACAACGGGTGATGACATTGTATCTCCTGAATGTGCTGCGCGTAGAGAGCAAGAAAAACTTTACATCTAACGTTTTGTTTTTCAACGCAACAACGTGTGATTGTATCAATCCTGCACACTTGACCAGAAAAGTTAGTGGGCTCGCCACCTTCTCACCCCCAACGGTGGCGTTCGTGCAGACGCCATGAAGAAAGGGCGAGCCCATGACCGAACCTAGGAAGATGTCTTAAAGAATCGCTAAAGGCCTCGCAGCATTACCCGCGAGGCCTCTACGCGTCGTCTTGTCGAGGAGTATTACGCGGCGGCGTCCTCGCTCGATACGGAGAGTGCGAAAGCGGAAGCCGCGGTAGCTCCGGCGCCGGTGACTCAAGCCGCCGCATCGACCGCCGCCTGTGCAGTCGGGTCGGCGTGCGCAGCGAGCAGAGCTTCGGACGCTGCTACACTGCGAGCGACAGAAGCATTGAGTTTGGTCAGATCGAGTGCCATGAGATGTTGTCCTTTCAGGATATGCAGCAGCAAGTTTTTGTCGTCGTGCAGATGGTGACCGGCGGCAAGCCCAGCCAACAGCAATTTGGTCGTCTCTATCCATTCGAGCATGGTGAGCAGTCCTTATTTTTTGATTATGCGGCAAGCGGGAGTTCCATCTTGCCGGCAGAAGGCGGTGTCGGTTCGCTGCCGGTGATGGCATCGATCGCGACCTGCACGCGGGCCCATCGTCCCAGCATCCGCGTGAGGCTGGCTGACGTTCTCTCGACCACGAACAGGTCGTAGGCCTCCTGAAGTTCGTCGATGCGTTCGCGCAATATATCGACTCGCGCACCGGCCGGTTGACTGCGAAGTATCTCGCGAGCTTCCTTGAAGAAGCTCATTGTTTGTTTTGGAGTGTGATGCTCAACAACCATCAAGTTCCCCCTGTTCCAGGTATTTTTCTGTTGTCCACCGGACATAACGTACACTCAACCTCCCATTGCCCGAGTAAATTTTACCGCTGCAAAACGAATTGAACTTTTCGTTTTGGTAATGACAACCGGAGATAGCGGTTTCACGCGGCTTCATCCTGTTGCTCGGCCAAAACCGACGCAGCAAGCCGGCCGGTATGTGAGCGCCCGATTATTTTATCGAGGCGAATCCGTGGGGTTTTCAGTGTCGGCACGGGTGTGCAGTTTTGGTCGCACAGGCCCACCGCCGTCAGCGGGTATCCGCACTTGTTGCAGTGAAGCGGATCAGACTTTCTCATAGTGTTCCTCCAAAAATCACGATGGGATCACGATGGCCCGGCGGGAACATAGCGCGATCAAATCGCACGGATTTCGCACGTATCGGACGCGCATGTTTCCGTATCGTTCTGCCGATACCTGCCGGGTGAGGGTTTGGAGCCTTAGCGGAAAACCCTGAAAAATAAGGGCTTTCATGGTGGACGCACAAGGGATCGAACCTTGGACCTCTCCCGTGTGAAGGGACGACTTGCATTTGATACCCCTATGTTTTTTTTCTGTGTGGGTGCGTTTCGCACGGATTTCGCACGGATTTGAAAGTCCTCCACCGTATCGTCGCCGATGTAGATCGTGGGCTCAGTGCCAAAGTCCAGTCCGATTACGCTATACGCCGGCGCGCCGGTGCCGGGGATCGGATCGGAGACGAACTGGTTGGCGACATCGAAAGAGGTGTGCCCCAGGAAGGTGCAGGCGAACCAATGCTGGAGCGGCGCCAGTATTCGTTTCCACCTTGGCACCTTGCAGGGGAAGGCTGGACCGCAGAGCAGGTCCTCTTTCCAAGTCAGGTCCACGATGCCGTCGCGAGCAATCTTCATCTGCGCAGTCCTCTCGGTAGTTTCACTCTCGGCAGTAGATCAGCTTGCCGCGCCTCGTAGCTCGCAACCGTGTGCGCGTAGCGCGAAGCGCTCTCGGCATTCTTCCACCGCTTGGTGCGCACCAACCCTTCCGTGTCGAGCCCGCCGTAGCGCGTCATCCAGGTGCCGTAGGTGTGACAGAAGATATGGAAGCCGCCTTCGCGCGCGGGGAAGGACAAGCCGGTCCGCTTCATGGCGTCCGCCAGCATGTCGCGAAGGTGGCCGCCCGGATGAAAACGAAACAGCCGCGCAGCGGGATCACGCTTCAGCCACGGCTTGCCGGCGTCATCTTGGGGACGGTGGCCCACGCTCTCGGGCCGAGGAGGCTGCGCCCGGAACGCTTCAACCAGCACGGGGGGTAAGTGCACGGGTCGCGGCTCGCCGTTCTTGGTGTCAGGGATGTAGAGGATCGGCGCCGGGTTACCGTGACGGTCACAAGTATCCAGCTTGAGGTCGCGAACATGTGACTTCAGCGGTTCGCTCAACCGTTCGCCGGTGTAGAGATACGTCATGCACAGGAGTCCGAACTCGGCATCGATGTGGTAACAGTTCTCGATCAACGGACGCGCCTGCTCCGGCTCCAGCCAGCTTTGCGATTTTTTACCGCGCCATCCTACAGGCCGCTTGATCTCCATCGTGTTGCCGGCGCGCTTCAGGACGGCAGAGACGGGCGTGTAGAAATTGCGGTTTTTAGTCGCCGCGGGAGCGTCAGGCATGATCGCGTTGGCGCAGTTGTCGATCATGATCTGGTCGATCTCCTTGACCAGCTTGTCCCGCAGCGCGAACTCGCCTTCGAGTTCGATAACTGCGCCGAGGTACTGCCCGTCGCCGCCGGCGCGGAGGTATGCAAGTGTCGCTTCTGCGAACGTGGGTGCACGCTTTACTTCCTTGTCGCTTGGCTCAGCGCTGGGGCTGCTTGCATACTCACCACGTTCGATGGCGCGCTCCCAGGTGGTGATAACACCGCGCGCTTTTTGCTTGTCAGTATGCTTCGTAGAGCGGTCAACGTAGACTCCCCGGTGGGTGCCGCGCCCGCGGTAGTACGGATTCCTTTTGGGGTCCGGCGGAATGAGTTTAATCGACATCGTTCTTCCTCTCTTGCAGCGGCACGGATACGAGAAAGGTCATTATCGTCGAATGTTTTTGCCCTGCCAAGCGGCGCGTAATACGGGAGACCATTCTGGTCGACCGGATGGATCGCCAACCAAGCTTGCAGCCAGCGGCGCGACTTGCGCAATTCCGCGGCGGCTTCTTCTATGGTGAGAACTCGGGTCACGCTGCCGGAGGCCCTACCGTAACGACTTCGTCGGCGTTGATATGCATCCGGTGCAGTAGCCGGGAAACGGCGCCGATCAAGGTGACAATTTTATCCGTGGCGCTGCTTTGGCTTTGCGAAGCGCCACTTGGTTCGAGTCCGACCACTGCGACAGCGATGATTTCGCCAGACTTTGCCATCCGGAGAAAATCCTCCAAGATCGCGACGGTGTCTTCGTTGTGCTGCTGCGCACGGGTAACCAGGCGAATCGGGATATTCATAGAAGGTCCGGAGGGTCGATGATCAGGGCGGCAGCGATGCCAGCGAAGGTGACTACGAAGGTCAGCCAGATGATCGTTGCTGGTTCCACTGCGATGCTCCGTGGGGTGGTTGGGGCGTCTCACCTTTACATCCGAAGCGAGACGCCCCGGTCTTCTGAAGGCTTCTAATTGGTTCGCGGCACCCGTTGAGGCGGGTCGAAAGGACAGGTAAGTCGCTTGCCAGATTTCCACCTTGAGTAAGGTTTCGTTTGCGCCGAGCTAAAAATTTATTAATCGCTTTTTGGTAGCGTCAGATTTTCAAAGGAGAGCGAGATGGCACGATCATTAAATTTGATTCTAATAGCGAGCTTCGTCGGTGGCGTTCTGGTGGGGTTGATGCTTGGCGTCGGTACCGTCAGTTGGGCGTCGAATGTGCTCGGGACCGGGACACTGACGGGCTGGTCAGTGACCAAGGACGGCGAGGAAGTCTGTTCCGATCCGGATGTCGACACCGCGTCGAAGGAAATTGAGTGTGACTAGGCGGCCATCCGCCATTCGATATTAGTTACGAACAGCGGTCCCCATTGCGCTGCGATCGCGTGCGCTAAACCGGGCTCGGTCTCGCTGCGCTTTTCCTCACGGTCCGGACCCGGCGGCATCAGCCAACACTTTTGGGTGATCTTCGGGTAGTCGGATTTTTTGTGGGTCGCGACCAAAGGCGGCAGATTATATAACCAAAGCCCGGTGGCTTTGGAGAACGGGTCACCGAACCACCATGGCTGAACGTACTGTGGTTTGGGCTCATACCCTATCAGCGCGCGCGCGTGACGGTGCATGATCGGGTTCTCGATCATACGCCGCGGGATATGAACAGCGTCGCGGAACAGATTGAAGAACTGCGCGCCAGCATGCATCTTGAACCACCGGTCCAGATCGCGTCCGTTCTCGACGGCCCACTTTCCGTTAATACGTCTGTAGAGGTGTTTGGCCCCCGCATTGGTCAAGTAGCGGCAAACCGGGTGTGCAATCAGCCCGGTCCAGTGTCGTGAGTGCAGGATATCACGAACGTCGCCGCAATAGTGTGGCCCCGGCCGGCGTGTCGGTTCCAGATCACACGAGATTGCTCTAACGCCGACGGCGGTGAGTGCGTCACGAATTATACCGCTCCGCTCGCACGCTATGAGAACGTCGTAGTCTTCAATACGAATCATGCGTACGGACTGCGACGGTTTCACCTTAACAAAAGATTAAAAACACTTTTTTGGTCCTAGATATTTCCGAAGCGGGTCTCGCGCAGCGAGACGGGGGCCGCCTGGCCATGCGGGGGGCGGGGCACGAAAAAAGCCCGCACCGTGTGAGGGTGCGGGCTGCGTAGAACAGTTCGAGTGTGGAAAGGTTACACCGGCGGGATGGTCGCGTTCAGCGAAACCTTGATATCGTCGCCGACGTTCATGAAGCCATCGGTCGAGGCGATCAGGCGATTGACGGTGCTTTCCGGCAACCCCTTCTCCTTCGCCTTGGCGAGACCCGACTTGGAAGGCTGGGCGGCTTTCCGGGCTTCCTTACTCACGTCGATGGTCAGGGTCAGCAGATTGCCTTCCATTTTTGCACTCACGTTAGGCATTGTACTCCCCTCAAAGTTGTGCCGATGGCGGGATGCTGATTGGTCAACCTTGCCGCGTCGGACACCCTTTGCGCACGGTGCAGGTGAATCGCGCGAGCACATCGCGCGCGTAAGCCTGGTCACGAAACCACGTCCTAAAGGTTTTCTCTTGTATTTAGATACCTTTCGCTCTTGTATTTAGATACCTTTTAGGGCGTGACTAATGGTCGGGAGCTTGACTAATCGATTTTACTTGGATGTAAATAGTTGAAATATTTCACCTTTTGCCTGATTTTTAAGTCAAATAGTCAAATAGACAAGACTTTTTGAGGGACGGTGGGCAGATCGCAGCCTTACAGTCGGCAATAAAGTTTCGCCGAATAGCTAAATAGTAATTTTGATTCTTAAATATAAGATTGAATGAAAAATCAATGGGTTACAAGGTGGCAAGGTGAATGTTCTTGTTTCTCCCCTGCTTAACACTTTTCGACCCTATCTGGAACTTTTAGCCCCCGTTTTGCCACCCGACCCTCTAAAACCCTTGTCTATTTTACTAGTTGACTAATTACACGTCCGTGATTTCGCGTGATTAGTCAAATAGTCAAACACCCAAACCACCTCACCTTAACGAGCTTTAACACTTTCCAACTCCTCACCTTATGGGGCGCGTTCGACGCGGCGCTTTTGCCGCGCGCCGTTCCCCCGTCGGGGCGAACTCAACTCGCGGTTGTCGGCGAATTACCGTCCCGGTAAGCGCCTCCAACTGCCGCCGCTGATGCGTCGGCTAACCCTGCTGAGGAGCAGCCCATGACCAAGATCAACCACCGCCACAACTCGCTCTTTCCTGCACGCCGGACCAGCGCAGCATTCGATTCTGCATCGAAGTGTGAACTCGCTTATCTCGATGCCGTCTCGCACATGCAAGCCGAGCGTCTGCGCTACGGCAAGAGCACGACACTCACACAATTTATTTACGAGCAGGCGCCTAAGCGCCGTGATCCCAACGGAGGGTCACGCTGATGGCCCTGAAAAAAGGTGACAGAGCGAACTTCAACACGCTCTTGAAAGCTGCACAGGCCGGGCACCTTGCGCTGGTCGAGAGCCAAGATGCAGTGACCGGCGAGTATCGTGCCGTGCTTACGGCGATCGTGTTCGACGGTAGCGAATATCACGTCACGCCGTTCGGGCACCTTGCCACTGGCAACCCCTATGAGCAGTACGCCGACCCTACGGGAGGCGTGTGATGCAGATCATCGTTCACGGCGTTAGCTGGGAAGCGCTCTCGCCGTCGTATTTCCGCAACAGCGAAGCCCAGGCCGACGTGTTTTACGGTGGCATGGTGGCAGGGTGGCGCATCCACCCCACCGGCGAGCGCCACTACCTCAATGCGCCGTTCCTGAACCGCGACCACGCCATGGAGTACGTGGCCAACCGCGGCAAGGGGATGACGTTGGGGGATATTTTGGAGGACTTCTCGTGAAGACCTGGCCAATTCCCACCATCCCACACCGCGAGAGCCCTGGCGATCGCCTGTGTGGGATCAACGAAAGAGCCCCGAGACCTTACCACGTGAGCGAGAGAGTGAGGGCGTTGCGCACGTGCGCAACGCCCTGCGAACACAACTGCCGCCATCCGGCCTGTGCGCAAGGTTGCAAGGTGGAACAGCGTAAGCGCGCATTCATGGAGGAACAGTGACATGAAGAAGCAGGACAAGATCAACGCTGCGCGCATTCAGAATGCTGTCACTGGGCTCATGATCCCCATGATGGTGATCCCTAAGCTCT